GAGGCGGCTTGTGAGGGGACCGACGACCATCATTTGATTGGAAACGCTACGGCCGAGGTCGACATGACCGGCGCTTCGATCTCTACAATGATCTGCGGGAGGGTTTATCGCGACACCGGAGACACATGGGCGGGAAGCGGAGTTACTGGGCCGATGCTTCACGAACTCGACTTCCACGTCCTCGAGGATGCGCGAGGCTCTAGACAGGAATGGATAAAATAGAACTGTGCTATTCTCGCCTCATGAGATTTGATTCATACATCACAGCCGTCAATGGAGCGACCACGGCCGACCCTCGAATGGGTGCATCACCGGCCACCGTTCCGAATACTCACATCGTCAACATCCGAGAGCATGACAAGGACACAGGGCGCCTAGCATCTCGGCTGATCATCGGGTTGGAAGCGCCGGCGGGCGAGACTGTGGATCTTCAACTCTATCTCCTCGACAGCGCCGATGAAGACGCGGCTCCGGCTGCTCGTCATTGGTATCTGTGTGGCACGATCTCTGGTCTCGCAGGTGGAGCACTGAATCAAACCAGACTTTCGATAGCGGCGGAAGCAGTGGCAGGCGGTGGGCTGCTTTACGTTCGAGTGACAGCCGAAACCATCTCAGCAGACCGACAAATTGCAATTAGAATAGCATCAGCTTAGGAGCGAGAATAATGGCAACGCATCTGGTACTTGAGACATTTGAGGGCGTTTACGATAACCAATCATGGCGAATCAGAGCCGGTGAGATCGTCGACGACACAAGGGTTCCAGTCGCGGCGCTGAAGCCTTATGGGCTTTCGTATGTGACCTATGCAGCCGGCCTGCAAACGGCTATCAATGCCTACAACGAGCAGCACGGACGGGACGACGTCCCGCCTTCGATGTGGCCGATGCTCGAGGCCTACGACGTGATCCCGACTGCCACGGCCTTGCAGGGCAGGACCACGGTAACAGAGGCTGATATCTCGGCGATCGAGGCGACTGAAATCTCGAACGAGGGCGTTGCAGCTTGCGTGATTGCCATTCAAGCCGGGCAACCAACCACGCTCGACACCTTTACGGTCGGCGCCGATATCTACGAGGTCGACGGAGCTGGTGTGAACATCAACTTCGCGCTCGCTGGCTCGGCTGAACTCACTCTCGATGCCCTCCTCGCTGCTGCGGTAGCGAGTGGAACCGAAAACCTCTACTGGGACAAACTCACGGCAACCACGCTTAGAATCAGGACTGCCGATGCGCCCCAGGGGAACATTGTCGGAGCCGATCCAAGCATCGTGCTCGATTCTTCATCGATGGCCAACTGGAGCTTCGACACCGGAGACATCAATATGAACACCCTGGCCGGCGTCGCGTTGGCCGCGGTTCAATCTGCTACTGCTCAGATCACGATCACGACCGCGATGATCACGGCCACGCTCCACCATCTCTCATTCACGTTCACCCCGACCAAGTTCGTTTACTCGGCAGTGACCTCGGCAGGCGTTCCCGTGGCATGGACTGCTGACGCCCTGGTTATCACCGGCGACGACATCGTTCTAACCCTCGGCACCGACCTGGCAAACACCGACGTGTTGACGGTCACCGCTTCCGAGTAGGCCTGGAAAGCTCGTGGGTTGCTGACGTGGTAGACTCCGAGCTATGGCGATCCTAGACTTTCTCAAACCGAAAAATAATGAACCGGCATCAGCTCCGATGCTCCCGCAGGTGCCGTTACGCCAGCTTATCGACGGCGAGAGGCGAGCTGAGCTCCTTGTGCTCCTATCCCATCTTCGAGGCTCTCAGCATACGCACAAACGCTACGACTGGGACGCACGGCTGATATTCGGAAGCGATAGCCTCGTCGACGTTCCGATCGATCAATACGTCCCGATGAAACGCCGTCAGCCCTGCGTTTCCCTCCGGCTCGGAAAGGTAATCGTCAAGCGTTTGACGACGATGGTTTTCGGCCACGACCGCTTCCCGATGCTGACTATCAACGGTGACGCGGAGGCCGAAGACTTCGTCCAAGAGCTCGCCAAAATGTCCAAGCTCCGAACGAAGATGGTTGAGGCCAGGGACAAGGGCGGGGCCTGCGGATCGGTGATCCTTTCGTGGGGTTTTGTCGACGGCAAGCCGGTGATTGATGTTCATTCGGCGCCGCTGATTGACGTACTTGAATGGGCGGATTTCGAGAATCGAAAACCCGGGAAGGTCCTCAAAGCCTACGACTTCAGAAAACAGGTTTACAGGCCCGACGGAAGGCCCGAGACAAAGACATTTTGGCAGGTTCGATACTGGGATGAAGAAGTCGATATCTCGTGGGAGCCGATCCCTGACGACGTTGCAGCTACAACAGGCTGGCAATCATGGCCCTCGAAAACAATCAGGCACGGGCACGGATCATGCCCAATGATCTGGGTTCAGAATATCGCCGATTCGGACGAGACCGATGGGATTTGTGATGCCGATGGACAGCACGCGGACTTCGACGAGATGGACCGGTTAGCGAGCGCCACCGAGCGAGGGACGATCCTCAACGTCGATCCGACTCTCGTGATTCGAGACCACAAAGGCAAAGACGAAACCGTCATCAGGAAGGGCTCTGGGACGGTCATTTATTCACCTGGTGGAGCCGAGTATCTCGAGCTTAACGGGTCGGCTGTCGAGGCGTCGAAGTCTCTCCTGCAATCCATCAAACAAAGCGAACTCGACGAGGCCGAGGTTGTGCTTCTTGACCCTGAGAAGCTCAGCGGAGCCGGAGTGTCAGCGGCAGCCCTCAAAGTCCGCTACGCCCCGATGCTGGCCAAGTGCGACCTCCTTCGAGACCAATATGGAGAGGCGATCATCGAGGTGCTCCGGGTCATGCTCGAGACAGCGAAGCGGCTTCAAGAGGTCTCCGTCGACGAAGAGGGCGTCAGGTATTGGTCGAAGGTTGAGATGGAGCCAAGGATCGAGCGAGTGGAGCCCGAGGAGGGCGAAGAAGCCGGCGTTCTGCTCGTTGAGCGCACTCCTGGGACGAGCGAGAATATCAGCTTGAAATGGCCGCCATACTTCCCCGCGACGTGGCAGGATATGAAGGACGGCGTTGAGACCGCGAAGAACGCCACGGGCGGACAGCAACTTCTTTCGCAGAGGGCTGGCGTTGAGCTTATCGCACCTATGCTTGATATTGACGATGTAGACGACGAACTCGGACGCATCGAAGAGGACCAGAACGCTCAGAGCGATCGGGCGAAGGCCATGCTCGAACTCGGTGCGCCGGAACCTCCAGGTAATCCGGTTGATGAGGACGATGAAGAGGAGTAATTGCCCTTCGTTGCACGTCTAATCTCATTATCGTATGATGTCCATGTCACGCGATGTCTTGAAAGGAGCAAATTGATCACAACTTTTCGGTTTCCACCTCGTCGATGAGCGTGACAACCCATCAACCTTTCAAGGCTTGATGAGGTGGAAACCGGCCTTTCGGGGATTATGATGAAAATAGATTCTGAATTTCACGATCTCATCTCACCGCTTTCCGACGAAGAAAAGAATCAACTCGAGGCAAACATACTTGCCGACGGCATTCGCGATCCTCTCGTCATCTGGAATGACACCCTCGTCGATGGGCACCATAGATACGAAATAGCCAAACGGCATAACCTCACATACCGCACCGTCGAACTCAACCGCGATACTCGAGATGACGTCATGCTTTGGATGATCGATAACCAGGGCGGACGCCGCAACCTCTCGACCTATGCCAGGGGAGAACTCGGCCTGAAGTACCTTGAGATCGAGTCTCGGCTCGCTAAGGATAGGATGCTCGCAGGCAAAGCTGACCCTAGGCAGAATTCTGCCCAGGGTAGTCCCGACACTAACAAAGCAGCCGAGCGAGCCGCCAAGACCGTTGACATGTCCCGAGACACCCTTAGCCGAGTGAAGTATCTCAACGAGCACGCTGACGATGAGACGAAGACAAAACTACGCTCTAATGAAACATCGATTAATCAAGAATATACAAGATTACGGTTACGCGAAAACAGCCCACCGTTAGCGAGCAAGCCTCATATTGCTCATAACAGCGGCAATAACGAATGGTACACACCGGCTCGGTTCATCGAGTCTGCCCGAACAGTGATGGGTTCCATCGACACCGACCCGGCATCGAGTGAGGTAGCGAATGCCGTTGTCGAGGCCGAGACGTACTACACCGAAGAGACAGACGGTCGTGACAAGGTCTGGAATGGGAACGTTTGGATGAATCCTCCGTATGCACAACCGCTCATCGGTGACTTCTGTCGAGGAATCGCTGAGCAATACAAGGCCGGCAGCATCAAGCAGGCATGCGTTCTTGTGAACAATGCCACGGAAACAGCTTGGTTTTCTGACCTCTTTTCTGCATGCTCGGCAGTCTGCTTCGTTCGTTCAAGGATTCGATTTATTGATCAAGGAGGCGAAGAATCGGGCTCACCATTACAAGGCCAGGCGGTTGTTTATTGCGGGTATAATGCATCAGGTTTCGTGGATGAGTTCAAGGCTCACGGAACGTGTATGATTAAGCCGGAATGAAGACACGCCACAGAAATACTAGTTCAAAAGCGAACAAGATGCGCTGGAACTGCGAGAAGGACGGTTGTTTCAATGTGAAGCATCGTTTGAAGCTCGAGATATTCGCTGAGTGTTTCGGCGGCAATATCATGATGTCCGACGTCGATGGCGAGGTTGAAAGAAATGGCCAGTGGTTGCGTATCGAATGGAAGAACCCAGGCGTCGGGCTGCCTGTCGGTCAACGCATCAATTACGAGCGGCTCTCAAGGGATACACCGACAGCCATTTTCATTGTCAATGGAGACGCCGAGACGATGAAAGTTGATTCGTTCGGGATTTATCGAAAAGGGAAATACCATCCGGACGAAGGACATAGCTTGGATGAACTCAAAGCACGATTCGTCAGATGGTATGACTGGGTCGATAAGGCGAGACGATAATGCCCGACCTCATAGCAGCCGACGAAGCGATCGGAAGGTTCCTCACCCGAACCGACCGCCTCATCACACTGACCGATAGAAATGGCCGACGAGCAGCCCGTGAACTTCTCGCGGTCCTCGCCGAGGCCGATAGGTCCCTTGCCCATCGACTTGAACTCTGGACGAGCCTGAACGGTGGCGGGGAGATGAGGTTCACAGAGGCCTCGATGCTCGTCTACCGGGAGCAGATGAGAGTTGTCACCGAGTTCGTCGAACAACGCCTCCTCGGGCTCACCTCGGAGCAGGCTTTCGCGGCGTCGATGATAGCCCTGAAGCGAACCGTCGCGCTCACCAGACAGCTCGAATTCGCATTCACGGGGATCACGGTTCCCCTCAGAGTCAACGAAGCTCTCATCATGCGGCTTCAGCCCTCGCTCCTCGCTCGGCATGCCACCTCGGTTGATCGGTACGGCCAGGCGATGATCGCCGAAATGCAGCGGCGGATGGCCGAGGGGCTCCTCGAAGGCGTCAGCCAGAGAGAGATGACCAACAGGCTCGTAGCGATGCGGGGACCTCAGGGGTTGGTATCCCTCAGAGCCTTCGAGATGCAGCCTGGGATGGTCGTCAGGACGCAAGAGGCGATGATCCCTGAAGGGCTGTTCGTCGCCAAGAGATTCTGGGCTTGGCGGATCGTCCGTACCGAGGTCGCTGAGGCTCAGAACGCCACCGCTCAAGAGGAATACTACGAAGCCCGCGAGGAACTCCCGGATATGCAGCGGAAGATCCTCGCCATCCTGGACAACCGAACCGCCCAAGACTCCCTCGGCGTTCACGGCCAAGTGAGAGCTCTCGATAAGCCGTTTCTGGACGGTGCCGGGCGTTCCTATATGCGCCCCCCGTCACGCCCAAACGACCGTGAAACTCTCGTCCCATGGCGTCCACATTGGTCTAGTACCCCACGATCTCGGCCTCTGTCGGCGTCCGAACGCGAACGAATCTGGACGAGAAATGAGCGCTGGCAGGCGGATCGGGCGAGGAGAAGAGCCCGGGCAAAACGCGGCTGAGATCTTTTTTTCGGATTATGATGATTTTTCTTTCCGCTGTACGTTTTGCCGCGTATACTTAATAGTGTTCCGAGGGGGACAGGGAAAGTGAAAGGAAAGAAAATGTCATATCAGATCAGAGAGAACACCCAAGTAATTATCGTGAGCGACGCCGAAAAAACGGCGACTGATTATTTCGAGGAAGGCTTCTTGGAAGACTTCATGGCATGGCTCGAAGACTCGCCCGACTTCGAGCTCGAGTATGGAAACGACCTCCAGAGTTCATTGGCCGGTTGGATTTTCGGCGATGACAAGCTCGAGGCCACCGAGCCTTTCGACCTCGACGCCGACAGAGCCATCCACCAGTTTGGGAAGATCGATTCTTGGACCTATATCCTTCGCCAAAAACTCTTTGAGCTTTGCGCTTGCGAGCTCGAAATTAACGTCGAATAGGTCGAAACGGGCTCCGGCCCGTCCGTGTCTGTAGGCACGCTGATGAGACCTGAAAGTGAAAGGAAAGAGAGAGAATGGACGACCAAAAAGACGAGACCTACAAGATTCCGAATGAGAACCTTCCGGCCCTCGACGCGGCCATCGCGAAGCTCAACAAAAAGGCCGACAAGCTGGGCTGTTTTCCGGTGTCATACGACGTCACCGGGACGGTCAAAGAAGAGATCAAAGACGACAAGGGCGAGGTCATTGGCTATCGCCTCTATAGCCTCGTCGCTATCGATGGTGAAGCTCCTAAGATTCCAGGTTGGAGTTTTGAAGGCATCGTAGCCTTCTCCGATCCTGCCGTCGACGGTTTCATCCTCCGAATGGCACCAAGTGCCGAGGATCTTGACCGCAGTTTCCGAGCAGGGATCACCGCCGATCCTCGTCGTTGTGACCACTGTGGTACCCAGCGGAATAGGCGAGAGACCTTCGTCGTCCGCAGTGATGACGGGCTCTACCACCTCGTGGGCCGGACCTGTCTCAAGGACTTCACGGGCCATAGCAATCCCCAGGCGATCGCGAGCTATTTCACGATGCTCGATGACCTCCTCGTTGCCCTCGGCGATGATGAGACCGGCTTCGGTGCGTGCGGATATGTCGCTCCGCTCCTCGAAATCCTCGGCTTCATGGCCGTCGTGGTCGCGCTCGCTCGGCTCGATGGGTTCATGAGTAAACGTGAATCCCTTGCCCGCTACGACAACCCAGTCCCCACGGCTTCAACGGCCTGGGAGCTTTGCAGCCCATGGAGTAAAGAGGGCAAAAAAGAATCAAAACGATTTCACGAGGAGGAACTCACGGACGCCGACAGCGCAAAGGCCGAGAAGATCATCGCCTTTCTTCCGACCATGTGGGCGCAGGACGAAGACGAACTCTCCGATTTTATCCTCAATCTCAGAAATTCCGTATCAACCGATCTCGTCTCAGGACGGACAAGTGGCATCGTGGCTGCCGGGTATGTCTGCTACGAACGCGAGATGAACGATAAGGCTCGCGAGAAGCTCGGCGATAAACTCCGTGGCTCTGAGCACCAAGGACAGCCGAAGCAGCGCCTCACGCTCGAGCTCACCGTTCACAGCGTGAGATTCATCGAAGGTCCCTACGGCTCCACGGCACTCACGAAGCTCCACGACGCCGACTTCAACTCCTACTGTTGGTTCAATTCCGGCTCCACGGAGCTCGAGGTCAACGAGACCTACCGACTCAAAGGGACGGTCAAGAAACACGACTCTTACAATGGGATCAACGAGACGCACCTGAGCCGCTGCAAAGTACTTTAGGGAAAGGAAAGAGATCATGAACAACCGAGAACAGGAACTAGTCGACGAAATCATCCTCGTAGCCGTCAACCAGGGCGACTTCTACCCAAGCGACCCCGAGGGCTCCGTAGACGAGGCCTTCGAGCAATGGGTGACGCAGCTCCGCCGAGAATGGGACGGGCGAGACCTCCGGGGAGCAGCCATCAAAGAGGTAAAGGAGCAGTGGAAGTCATGAGCAAATTGCTCGACGAGCACTTTGATAGAGTGGTTGAGAACGGCGTCACATTCTACATTCCAAGGACCGAGGATGCTCATGGGCACGTCAAATCCACGGGTGTTTGCCCCGTATGCAGCACGCGGACGATAACCGGCGGTCGCTGCCTTAGTTGTGATTGGAGGATTCCATCATGAAGATCATGATCGCAGAAACGATTTTGAACCATTGGCTTGTCACCATCGACGGCGATGAGATAGGTGAATTCAAATCCTACGATATCGCCTGTCTTATGATGCGATCCGAGGCCTTCACGAAAGCCGTGGAGCAGAAGCTTTTGGACGCAGAAATCGAGGTCGAGTGATGAGTAACCCCGGCGAGACATTGGGCGAGGCATTGAAGGCCCGAGGACTTCGCCACCGCCCCGGAAAAGTCCACGGGAAAAGAGAAATCTACGAAGCTGAAACGGGCCGGGTGCTTGGCGACTTCAACGCCCGCGAAGGCTGGACGCTGATCGCCGATATGCGGATTGATGACAGCTTTGAGATCGTGCGAGAAATCGAAAGGATCAACCATGGATAACATCATCATTCACCGACCGAGCAAAGCGAAGACCACGACCACCGACGGATTGACGGTCGAGCACATTTTTCCGTGTGATATGTGTTCCGAAGTTGCGCGCCACACCTCGCCAGACGACGGAGCTCGACTATGCGATATTTGCTGGGAGATAGAACAGGACGTACTTTGATGGACAATCCCTTCGGCCTCGGAGTAGAAACCCTTTCCAGGAAGCTCTCGAAGCACCACGGCCAATGGAACGCCGCGAAGGCCATCCACAACCTCGACACGGGCGACGTCACCAACCACCGGGCTCGAGACAGCTCATTTCGTCGGTGTATTTCATGGCTCTATCCGCATAAGTCAGCGGCCATAATTTCGGATTTTGAATATCCTGTTTTGCCGCGATGGATCAACGGCGAGTCCTCATCAAATCCCTACGATCTGTCTTTTGGGCCAAGGAAAGGCGGCCATCATGCCGACTAAAATCGAATGGGCCACGGAGACCTGGAACCCGGTCACCGGCTGCTCAAAGACGAGCCCGGGATGTGACAATTGCTACGCCGAGAGGATGCCAAAGCGCCTCGCGGGTCGCTGTGGGTACCCTGCAGTGCCGAATAGTTTCGATGTCACGTTGCATCCAAACCGCCTCGAGCAACCGTTGAAATGGAAGCCATCTCGCCGGGTGTTCGTCTGCTCGATGGGTGATCTCTTTCATGAGGATGTTCCCTTCAAATACATCACTGAGATTTTTAGCGTGATGGCGCGATGTCCTCATCACGTTTTCCAGGTGCTGACCAAGCGGCCTGCCCGGGCTCTTGAGTGGTTTGGTTATCCGAGTGATTTCAACCTTGAGCCTCTCCCTAACATCTGGTTTGGCGTCACAACTGAGGACCAACAGCGAGCAGATGAGCGCGTTCCGCTGCTCCTTCAGATCCCGGCTGCCGTTCGATTTGTTTCGGCGGAGCCGATGCTTGGCCCGGTTGACATGCGTCCATTGCACGACCATTGGAGCGAGGGCTCCGGACGACTCGTGGACTGGGTGATCTGTGGTGCCGAAACCGGTCCAGGAACTCGCCCCATGGATCTGGAATGGGCTCGGAACCTTCGTGATCAATGCGCCTCAGCGGGCGTCCCTTTCTTTTTCAAAAAGGACAGTAGCGGAGGCCGAACGATCGACGGCGATACCCACGAAGCTTGCCCCGTCTTGAAATAATCCGCGTCAAAACGTACACTCAAGACATGCCTCGAAAATCAGACAGAACATCGAAGGAAGGCCACGAGCTTTACAGGACATTGAAAGACAACATCACCTCTCGGCTGTCTTGCCTCGGCGTTTCAGCCTATATCGCAAGCCGTGAATCAGGCCACAATCGAACATGGATCAGCGATTCTTTTAGGCGTTCTTCTGGCGTTTCGTTGGTTTGGTTGGCCGATATATCGAAGGTGCTGAACGTTCCGCCGGGTGACCTTCTCAAGCCTCAAGAGTTGTTTGCTCCCGGCAAATACCCAATCCCGGAGTGGCTGGAGCAATCTTAAGAGTCTGTGCTATCCTCGCCCTATGTCGAAGCTCGTAACCGTCTCAGGAATTCTCACCGTCGAAGCTGACACCGTTGTCACGGGGCAAGGTGTCGATGCTCGGCAAATCGCTCTCGGGCCTGGTAACTCGGCTCTGGGCGCGAAATATTACCAGGCTGTAACGAGCACTCAGATCGATCTTGCAACCGCTGGCCTCGTCGGTGCGGCCTTCGAGGACCTCGACGTTATCGACGAGCTCACGAGGGTTGATCTTCTCTACATCAGAACAACCGCCGAGATCGCAGTCAGGCTCTATGCCGTTCCCGCTTCGGCTGTTGCGGTGGCAGGGGTATTCCCGACCACATTCGCAGGTGCCGAAACACTGATCACGACCATCGACGGGACGGCTGTAACCACGACGTTCCTCATCGGTGACCAGTCAGCCGCTCAGTGCGTCGCGCGCATCAATGCAGCGATGGCGCTGACAGGGATTGCAACGCCTCGGGCGAACGTTGTAGGTGGCCAGGTTTGTCTCGATGGGGTCTCCACTGCGGTGGGTTCCTCTGGCGATGGGCAGTTCGCTGCCTTCACAGGGACGGGCGCCGCTCAACTCGGTCTCGATGCCGGAAGTTCACCGACGATCACGAACGCGCAGGGCCAAGACATCCATGTGAGCGGGCTTGCGGTTTTGGAGTTCCCGTCGACTGGTGATAATGTGCTCACGAACGTATCTATTAGCGGTGTTGCTACTGTTGACGTGCTCGCCGCAGGTCGATCCTAAAAAGGATCAAGGAGAAAAACACAATGGCATCCACCGTAAAAGCCGAACTGGACAAAGCAAATCCGAACAACGTGGCCGATCTTTTTCGCCTCGCGAAAATCGGTTCAGGCTTGGCCGTCACACCTCGAAGCGAGCTCGTAACCGTGGCATCCCATCTTGGCACTCTCAGCCAGCCAGCGGCGGCGATTCTTCACTGCTACGCGACCGTTGGAACTACGATGGGCGTCATGCATCCAGTGGCTTCCCTGACCACACCTTCGACGACCGAGTGCGCAGTCAACGAGGCCGGCCAAGTCGAGTTCGCCGCTGGTGATGCCGTTACGGCCGCCGAGGTAACCTATGTTCCGATCGAGGAAGATCTGATCACCGAGACCATCCCAGTCACGGCTGGCGGGCTCGGTACGTTCAACGCGTCGAAATCCTGCGCGCAACTCGTGAGTGCAACCCTCAACTCGCCGGCGTCAGTTGCTGGCCTGAATACCGCTCTCGATAGAGGCACGCTCATCGGTGTGCTCGCCACCACGCAATGTGCGGTTCAGTTCGCTGGAACGACCGTTCAATTCTACGCCACGGACGCCGGCTCTGTCTGCACTGCTGACGTCGTTTATCACGCGTTTCCGGGCGTTGGGACCGGAAGCAAGACAGCTCTCGGCGATCGCCTTGATGCAACCTACACCCCGTAAATCAATAACCAAAAAGGAGACACCATGACAACGCCCGCAATCCCAGAAGGCGACGGCGTACAACCGCCTATTCCTGCGCCGCCAACGAATGCAGCCCCTGCACCGGCTCCTCCGGTCGATGAGGGCTTGAGGTTCACCCGTGAAGCCCTCGATCAAAGGCTTACCCGTGAGCGCAATAAAGCCCAGGCCGACGTGCTCAAATCCATGGGTTTCGACTCTCAAGAAAAATACGACGAATGGAAGGCGTCATACGATGAATCCGAGGCCGCAAAGGTGCAGGCTGAGCGAGAAAAGCTGAGCGAGATCGAGCGGTACAAGGCCGAGCTCGCCGACAGCGCCAAGGCCCTATCAGAGGCCAAAGCGGCCAATGAAGTTGCTCAAGCACAGGTCGAAGCCGCCAAAATCGAAGCTCATCTCAACGCTCTTTTCGCCCAAAACAAGATCAGTAATTCATCCTATGGAATGTTCAAGTTCGAGGAGAAGATCAAAGGGCTCGCCAGCGGCGAAGAACTCAATGAGCAGGAATTTATCAACGAGTTGCTCGCCGATCCTCGAGAGGCAATAGCGCTCGGAGTAGCCGATCCCAATGCTCCACCTATGAAGATTCCTGCTACCACTGCACCGTCGAAAGATGGCCCGGCTCCGAAGGCTCCGGGGGCAGAAACGGCTAAGCATGCCTCCGAAATGACCGCTGATGAATGGACCGCATTTAAGCACAACAATCACATCTCATAATCCGCATCAACTTGCATCTAGTGATATCGATGGTTTATTCTCGTCGTGAAGAGGAAGCCTGACGCGACGCCGGCGGTTAACGGGCGAGGGCGATAAATCCTCAGTGAAGTCGACTGCAACTGTAGGAGGAATATCGTGGCTGTATCACTCGTGGGTCTCAATCCACACCTGGCAAATTTGATTCAATCTGGAACGATCGAGCGTATCGTTCATGAAGCGCTCGTCGCTGAAACGCTCTATCGAACCGATGTGAAGCCCGAGATTTTCGGGGCTGGCATCGGAGAAACGAAATTCATCACGCGACACGGCCTTCTGCCCGTGTCGATCGCGCCGTTGGACCCAAGCGTTGATCCGACTCCAAAGAACTACACGACAGAGGCGTTCACAACCGAGCTCCGAAAATATGGGGATACGGTCGATGCGTATCTACCTCACGACTACGTCGGCGTAGTCAAGGAATCAGCGGTCAAGGCGCGAGCTATCGCCATCAACGCCGCCCAGACGATCGATCGCCTGGCACGTTCCGTTCAGTACCGAGCCTATTTCGCTGGCAATACCGTCGTGACGGCTATCGCGGCCATCGGTGCAAACCAGATCCATCTCGCATCCTTGAACGGCTTCACGGTCGTGAATAGCGCCGCAAATGGCCGCCCCGTTGCGGTCAGCGCTGCCGATCCTCTCGCGGTCACTTTCGGGGGAACCGAGCCCACGAGAAACATCACTGCTTTCACGGCTGATGATCCGGCAGCTCCTCTTGGGTCTGGGTGGGTAACGCTCTCCGCTACCCTCACCGTTGGGCTCACTGCTCGCGAAGCTGTGCTCGCCAACAACCGATCCACCATCATCTTCGCCGGTGGCGGAAACAACGTCGACGCAATCGGAGCTGGCGACACACTGACGATGACTGACATCATCAACGCCGCGACTACTCTCAGGACCTCGCCGAAGGTACCGACGTTCGGCCGTGGCCTGTACCACGCTCACATTTCGCCGGCTGGTGAAGGTCAACTGCTCCTCGATCCACTCGTTCGCGGAATGGTTCAGACCGACGATATCCCAGAACTCTACAAGAACGCGGCCATCGGCGCGCTCGGTGGATCGTTGCTGCTCCGCAACTCTGAATCACCCGATTCGGTCAACGCTGGAACGCTCGTTTCGTCCGGTGCTGGCGATTCATTCGTGGCTCCCGAGGTCGGCGGTGAGGTCATCAACAACGCAGGCATCAGGCTCGGCTATACGCTCGTTTACGGTGAGGGCATGTGCTACGAGGAGTACCAACCTCCGGGCGCCACCTCTCCCGGCGTGAGCATTTCAAGAGAAACCGTTGCAGAGCCTGCGATGTCGAGCGGGGTTTCGCTGAACACCGACAGAATCGACTTCATCATCCGACCGCCCCTCGGTCGCCTGAATGATGAGCACGCGTTCTCCTGGAAATTCGTCGGCGATTTCGTTTGCCCGACTGATACCGTCACCCAGGCCGCGCGCTATCGCCGTGCCGTCATGATCTGCCACGCCATCGGATAAACATTTCGCCTGTGCTATGCTCACGGCATGGTGAAGAGAAAACTACCTAGGGCAAAACCTAAACAACCCGTCAGCGTCAATGATCCATCTGATTTCGGAGACCTCGGCCCAATAGAGGCCGCTCCTGACGACGTTCGTCACGTAAAAACAGCCGAGGTTATCGCTGATGACCACGGCGATTCAGAGCCGAAAGAGCAACCGAAACCGAAGAAGATCACTCTGAAACCGGACGATATCCTTGCGGCGATTCTCAACGGTGATGCCTCAGGACTCCCGATGAGAAAGGGCTTCTCGCCCGTGCTTCGAGGAAGTGAAATTGTCTTAGCCGGAGAGGGCTCTAAGATCACCGTTGCCCTGGCTGGCTATGCCGTGAACTGTGAACTCGTCTCAGAGGTCCGGTTGGTAGGCTGGAGCGTTCAAGGGGCGGCCGTAGAACTCGTCGATAGATGGCGCTTGATGAATAACGTTAAGATGGCGGTCGGTGGTCGGGTCATCGAACTCAAGAAAAACAAGGAATTTTTCGGTCACCAGATCAACGTCGAAAGGCTGAAACAGGCCGGCGGGATCGTGATCCCAATAGGTCAGAAGTAATCCACGATGGCGCTCACTGAAACAGAGGGCTCTTTGGTCCGTCGCTACCTCGGTTACCCAAACTGGGAAAACCTCGCACTGGCATGGGGCTTGAGCTTCCCGACAGCGATTGAGCCGAGCTACTACATTAACAACGCGATGGACCGGATCACGGACGAGGGAGAAGCGCTTATCCGCCGTGACCTTCGAGAGCTCCAGACCATAGAAAACCAGATAAGCGAAGCAAGGTGCCGGCTCAAGGCCGTAAAGATCGGTGATATCACTTTGAACTCAGAAGAAATCCCAGCGCTCCGTGGTGAAATGAACCATTGGAAAAACCAACTTGCTGATGATTTCGGATCAATTCTCAACCCATTTAGAAAAAACGTCGGCGGGTCGCGTAACGGCTCAGTCGTCGGATAAGGAACGAAAATGACCAAGGCAAATTCCTGGGAAGAAGGACTCCTCGACCTCCTGTTCATGAACGACGACTTTCTCGAAGTCGGAAACGCAGGCGGGCTACTCCAGAGCTCGGCCGATGGCGATCTGTTCGTCTCGCTCCACACTGGAGACCCTGGCGAAGCCGGCGATCAAGAAACCAGCGAAATCACCTACACCTCTTACGCTCGCGTATCCGTCGCTCGTGATGGTGCTGCTTGGGTAAGGACCGGCTCATCCGTCAGTCCGAACGCGGCAATAACTTTTCCCGCAGGAACGGGCGGGAGTGGCACGGCGACGCACTTCGGCATCGGAACGCTGACTTCCGGAACAGGGACACTGCTGTATTCCGGGACCGTTACGCCGAACATCGTCTGCGGTTCAGGAGTGACACCACAACTCACCACGGCCACCGCAGTCACTGAAGACTAGGCCGAACAGTGGCGACTGAAAGACAGCCGCCAGATGCTGTTCTGGCATCAACCAATTATTCAACTCTCAACGTTGGTGACATCGACGAAGATCCCGATAGCCCTGACGGGTCATGGGGAGCATGGGACGGTCGCGGCGATACTATTTGCGGCACCTCGTTTGGAACGCCCACTGGAACACCAAACGAGGGCGCCGAACTCCAAGAATTTCGGGTTCTAGCCAGGAAAACCGCGAGCGGAACAGTCGATCCGACATATTCGCTCGAACTCTGGGAGGATGGCGGACAGGTCAGTGTCCTTGCTACCGGAACCTTAACCGATTCAGACCTAGATCCTGGAACAGTCATCGGAGGACTGTGGGATGCAACCTCGCTCGGGACTGCTGACGGCAGTTTGGTCGAGTGTTATTTCATCCAAACCAATGGCGGCGATGGCGGTTCAACTCGGCGAGGGATCGAAGTTGGTGCCGTCGAGTGGAATGTTGACTATTCCGCAGCGGCAACGCCGGGTGCCGGGGAATCTGATGGGACCTCTGAAGCTCTAGCCACCGGCGCTTCAACAGCGGTAGCCCCTGGCATATCAGCCGGCACCTCGACATCTGAAGCGACCGGAGAAGCGACGGCTGAATCGGTTGGAGCAGATGCCGACGGAACCTCGGCATCGCTTGCGACCGGAGAGGCGATATTAAACGCCGTTGGCTCAAGCGATGGAACCTCAACCACGCTCGGAACCGGGCTATCGACTGCTGCTGCTGACGGCGATGCACCTGGCACGAGTGAAGCTCTGGCAACTGGCGAATCGACGGTTGAAAGCGATGGCTTGGCTGAAGGCACCTCAACCGCCACGGCGATCGGCGCTTCATCTGCTTTCACGGTTGGAGACAGCGACGGAACCTCAACAGCCACGTCCGTGGGTCTCGCCGTTACTATGGGCGAAGGGCTCAGCGACGGCACCTCAACGGCTGATGCAGTCGGAGCAGCGACTGCTGACGCTGACGGCTCAAGCGTCGGAACTTCCACCGCAACTGCCACCGGAGAGGCTACCAGCGAGGCCGAGGGCTCAATCACGGGGCTATCGACTTCCGGCGCGACTGGAACGTCAGAGGCCGACGCCGTTGGGTCCAGTGACGGCACTTCCACCGCGGACGCCACCGGATTAGCCGTTACCCTCGGAGCAGGCTCATCAGACGGGACCTCGACCGCCACGGCTCAAGGCGTATCGACTGCCGATGCTGCCGGCACGAGTTCTGGAACTTCGACATCCAATGCTGTTGGGGCGTCCACGAGCACCACGGTCGGGACAAGCACCGGAGCTTCCACGGCGCTAGCAGTCGCGAGTTTAGAGGGCTCAGTCGGAGTGTCCGACGGCACCTCTACAGCAACGGCAACAGGACTCTCAACGGCTGATAGCACCGGAGCTTCGACGGGCACGTCAACCGCCTCAGCAACCGGCCTCTCAGTATCAGATAGCGTCGGAACCTCCACGGGAACCTCAACGGCTACGGCTGCCGGACTCTCTGTCGTTATCGGAACCGGTTCATCGGCCGGAACATCGACATCGCTTGCAACTGGCCTCTCGCAGGCCGAGAGCGACGGAACCTCAACGGGTACTTCCACGTCACTGGCGACTGGAGTAGCCCTGAACGAGGCCGTGGGGGCATCAGTCGGCACCTCAACGGCCGCTGCCATTGCAAGCGCTTTCGGATCTGTCGGTTTCTCGGCTGGAACCTCGATAGCAGCGGCGTTCATCACGGCGATCGTTAGCTCCGTTGGATTCTCTGCCGGAGCATCAACAGTCGTTGCTGAAGGGGTTTCTGATGTCGCCTCTGAAGGGCTTTCTGATGGCGCTGCAATCGTTGCCGGGGTCGGTGATTCAACGGTAGCGCCCTATCGATTATGGCCTCCGGCTGATATCGAGATCGACGCATCGTTGGCAGAGATTGAGATAGTCGCGGCCGTCGCTTCAACTGTCCCGAAAAACGCGGAGTTAGCTTCAATGCCTATTTCTATCGAGGCTTCCATCACTGACATTGTCTCGATTGAAGCTTCCATTTCGTCGTTTACGCAAACGATTTTACTGTCTAATGGTGCCTCAATTGGTGATTCGATTTCGATCGCTATCGGCGAGTCATACGCCGAGACCGTCGGCGTCAGTGACGGCACCTCAACGGTCACGGCTGTTGTGGCCACGTCGGAAGGCGTCGGCGTATCTGACGGCACCTCAACGGTCGCCGCGACAGGTGCATCGTTGTTTGTTGCCACCGGAACTTCCGCAGGGACCTCGACGGCAACAGCATTCACCTCATCTGAAGGCGTCGGCGTATCTGACGGCACTTCAACTGCTCTTGCCGTTGGAACTGGGATATTTGTTTCAGAGGGCTCTTCTGTTGGCACCTCAACGTCACTGGCTGTCGGAGCCTCGGCTGTTGTTTCAGTCGGCGTTTCGACTGGCACGTCAACATCAGTTGCAACGGGCGGATCGACGTTTGTTTCTGTTGGCACATCAGACGGAGTTTCAACATCGATAGCCGTCGGCGCATCTTCCGCGGCCTCATTGGGCTCCTCGATTGGCACCTCGACATCATTGGCAATCGGCGAGTCGTCTGCGGTTTCGGTGGGTGCATCAGCCGGAGCCTCGGCAGTCACCGCTGAAGCAGGATATTCAGGCATTTCGATTGGAACTTCGACGGCAACCGCGATCGGCTTGTCATCAGTTGCTTCCGTCGGCGTCAGTGACGGCACCTCAACCGCCACAGCGATCGCTACGGCATCAGAGGGCGTCGGCGTCAGTGATGGCACCTCAACAGCAACTGCAATCGGCGTATCCACTGCGGTTTCAGAGGGGATATCTGATGGGGCTTCAACTGCGGTTTCCATCGGTGAATCAACTGCGGTATCGGCTGGCATATCAAATGGAACATCGACAGCAATCGGCGAAGCAGGTGCTTCGGTCGGCGTATCAGACGGGACCTCGACGGCCGACGCTATAGGTGAATCAACAGCCGTTTCAGTGGCAACGTCGGACGGAACTTCAACCTCGGTCGCAATTGGCGAATCCACGGCCGCTTCAGTAGCAACTTCCGTCGGTACTTCTACGGCGTTAGCAATCGGCACTTCGGTCGGCGTTTCAGTCGGCACATCTGATGGAACTTCGACATCGATCGCCGTTGGAGAGTCTGAAAGCGACGCTGTCGGGACATCGGCCGGGACCTCAACATCCGTCGCAGTGGGCGAATCTACAGCGGTGTCCGATGGCGTATCAGACGGAACCTCGACAGTGACGGCTATATCGGCAACGACTGGCGTTGGCGTATCAGACGGTACGTCAACAGCCGTTGCAATCGGTGAGGCAACAGCAACAACGGTCGGAACCTCTGACGGCGTATCAACCTCAATAGCTGTCGGTGAGGCATCAGCAACGGCCGTCGGCGTCAGCGATGGAACTTCAACAGCAACGGCAATCGGTGCAGCATCAGTCGGCGTATCCGATGGAACGTCTACAGCGACCGCTGTAGGCGAGTCATCCGTCGATTCGGTAGGGCTCTCAGATGGGACGTCAACGTCTACAGCGATCGGTGCGTCAACGGCTGTTTCGGTGGCAACGTCAACTGGAACATCGACATCGACAGCAATCGGAGAATCTTCGGCGCTTTCAGCGGGCTCTTCGGTTGGTACGTCAACATCGCTTGCAACCGGAGAATCGACCGCAGTTTCAGTCGGTGCATCTGATGGCACCTCGACATCCACGGCAGTCGGCGAGTCAACAGCGGCATCAGCAGGCACATCAGTTGGCACCTCAACGTCGCTCGCAGTCGCTTCGTCAACCGGCTCTGTCGGAGTATCCAACGGTACTTCAACGGTGTTCGGAGCCAACTTCACGCCCTATGAGCCGGTCGGTAGTCCTCAGTTCTGGGGTACTCAGCGCGTCGATTTCAACAATGTTCTGAACTACGACTACGACGAGGCCTTCTCTTTCTCCACCTGGGTAAAGGGCTCCGTCGACTACGACCAAGAAGGTATGGTAATCGGGAAATACAACTATTCCGATCGCGGCTATCAACTCCGGTTCAACAATGACACCGGGCTGATCACCATCCTGATCTCTTCAAGTTCCGGGAATAGAATTGATGTCGAATACACCGCGTCTGGCATCGCGAATGATAACGGCTGGCATCATATAGCGTTTGCTTATGACGGCTCAGAGGCGGCTTCAGGCGTTACCCTATGGGTCGATGGTAGTTCTGTGAGTCTCTCGACAAACACGGATACACTTAGCGCGACGATCGTTCATTCGGACGACTTGCTTATAGGGATGCACCCCGGTGATTCTTACGGGTTCGTGGGCCGTGTTTGCAACACCGCTTCGTGGAGTTCAGAGATCACCGACGACGATGTAACGCTCCTCTACACTCACTCCGCGTCTGCCGATGACGTTGACGCGTCCAGTCTAGAGGCATGGTGGCACTTGGACGAATATGACGCCGCTTACCCGACGTTCACCGACGAGAGCAGCAATGGCTACGACGGCACGCTCTCGTCGTCTCACGACGGGCTTATCACCACGGACGCCCCTGGATTGAGTTACGTAGCAGACCACGCGATGGCTTTTACTGCCGAGGAGCAATCAGTTAAAACTAGCGACCGATTTGATTTGGGCGAAACCGACGAGATCTCTGTGTCGATTTGGTTCCGAACGGCGCGCACTGTCTCCGGCGAACAAATGATTTTGTCAAAAGGTCAGTATGACTCCGACGCTGGATATTATTTTTATCTCGTGGTCGATGAAACCAACGATACGCTCTACGTTGAAGTCCAGGCCAATGGATCGACCACGGTACGAAAAGCCTATGCTCAGGCTTCAGTCGGGACCTGGTCTGATGACGACTGGCATCATTTGGTCGCGACCTATGCGCCAGATAGCGACACAGAATTTACGGCAACCATCTACGTCGACGGAAGCTCAGAAAGCGTCACCGAAGAGGAGAACGACTCGTTCTCGGGTGCCAGTTACGGCAACGGCGATGGGTTCACCGTCGGTGCGAGTGACACTGGACCGTCGTATGAAAATACGTTTGGTGGAGAACTTTGTGAAATGCAATGGTGGCTTGAGGATTCAGGTGTATTGACCTCTGGAGACGCGACCGCCCTCTATAATAGCGGCGTCCCTCACGATAACCTTTACACAACCCTAGGTATTCCGACCATGTGGTACAGACTTGGCTCACAAGATGTATTTTTCTACGTTTACAGCAGAGGATATGCCACCGATGACGCCTATATGGTGAGTATGTCATCTGGTAACATAGTGGAGGTGAGTTTTTAAATGGCGGATCTACGAGTAAATGATGTCGGCGTTTCCATCGAGGTCAAACTTAGCGAGGACGTGGGCGACGCAACCACGCTCGAGCTGCTTCTGTTGTCGCCATACGATACGCCAAAATCGCTTACGGCATCGCTGGACGATAGCGATTCACCTCGGCTCGTAAAATACATTACCGAGGACGGCGATTTCGATATTTCTGGCCGATGGCAATGCCAGATCAGGGTCGTTCAATTCGGTATGGATCGAAGAAGCTCGTCCTTCATCATCACCGTGGAAAGAGCTCTCGATGCCTAATCCACGAGGACAATATCCGCCGCTCAACGATGCCGATATTCATGAGATCGATGAAACCTCATCATGCAACCTTGTCGAAAGCCTCGGTGGATGCGTCGACGATATCCGTCAGATAGCGACCGACCTTGGTGCTAGGCCTCACACCTATCATTCTATCAAGGTGCAGTGGAGCGGCGGTGAACTCGGCCGAGGCGAGCCGGAAGTAATCAGCGAAACGGCGATCCTCCCAACGCCGAGGACCGAGACCAGCGGGATCGATCGGAAGCTCGAGGCAGGTGGAATAGCAGAGCGCGGAGATGTCACTTTGACCGGCATCTCACCACGGTTCACCGAGGATGAGATTGACGAGCTCTTCGGCGCCACCGTCGAGGCCGGCTTTGAGGTGTTCATAGAGCAGCGGATCGATCTTCGTGATGGGGTGACCCGTCGACGTCGTTTCGTCCTTGCTCCTCGAGCACCGGAGCGACGCCCGACGCGGACTGATTGGAAGGTCTTCCTGCGGAAGGCTGACGGCAATCGACTGCGTGATGGTCAGGTTCGTAAGGCTCGGGAGCAGGTCTGGTAATGACCATCAAGATCAGCATCAGAGATTTTGCCGGCAAAGTCGAAGCGCTTGGGCCAGAGCTCGAAGCCGCTGCTCTCCGTGGTATCTACTCGGCAGCTTTGAGGCTCGAAGGTATGGTTGTTGATTCTATCGCTGCCACGACGCCCTACCCGCCTCAAGACACGGGCGAGCTTTCTCGGTCCGTAACGACCACGAAGAAGAAAAACGGCGCCACGGTCCAAGCTAACGCGCCTCATGCACCATTTATGGAATACGGAACACGACCACACTTCCCGCCGCTGCAACCCCTTGCTGAATGGGCCTATAGAAAGGGCCTTGCAGACAGCGAAGAAGAAGCGATGGGCGTTGCGCTTGCAGTGGCCAGGAAGATCGCGAAAAAAGGGATTGCCCCTCGGTTTTTCATGAAGCGAGCCATTGAGGAACTCGAGCGACAACACATCGTTGAAAAAGAAATCATCCACGAACTCAAGACCTCGGGACTTCTGACATAACGGAGGAATCATGGCAGTCGGCGACATCATTTCAACAGGTGCCCCATCGATGCCCGAGGCGCTTCCCGGGCTTATGGGGCCGACGGTAGCGATGAGAGAAGCTCTTGCTGCCTATCTCCTCGGGATAACTTTTCGCGTTGCAGGCGGTGACGATATGAGGGACTCGGTCTTCAAGCTCGAGGAAGCCCTCGACCACTTCCCGAGGCCGAGCGAAACCCTGAATTATCCGTGCACCTCAATCGAGGAAATGGCCGAGACATCTAACGATCAGCCGATCTCTCCAGCACCGCTCGAGGATACCTTGGGCACCTTCGATTCGATGATCGGGTGGACTGGTGCCGATCCTCAAACCTGTCTTTGGGTGGTCGGCGAAGCTGAGACGATGTTTCAGCTCGACTTCTGGTGTGATCGTGACCCGGATCGGCAGGCCATCGAGGGACAACTAGCCAACATTTTCAGCCCGGAAGAGGGCTGTTCAGGCGTGGTCCTCGAGGCTCCTGAACTCTATTTCGGACAGGATTGTGAGTTTTCTCTTCTCTCGCAGCGGTTTGATGATTCAGGGCTATTCTCAGAGCGTAATGAGCTTCGGCTTCGGTGTGTTATCGAGGCATCCTGCGCCATCGTAGCGCTCAGGAAAGTGATCTTGATGAAGCCAACGACGACCGTTGATGCTGTTGATCCACGCGACCCCTCTTAATAGCCGTTCAGCGAACATCCCATCGGTGTGCTAGTCTCCTCCGTATACGAGGAGGTTCCTATAGTGCCTTTTGTTCGACGCTCTACGACGACACCAACGACCGAACAACTAACGGCGATCGAGCAGACATGGATCATCGATCGCACCCCACAAACACCCTCTCAAGGCGCCGGATGGGGCGTGCTTTTGACGGTCGCTGAATTCGAGGACGGCGCATTCAATACGCCGACTGAGGTTTACGGAAACACGCACCTCGAATCAGACTTCGGTGGGTTCGGTTACTCATACGGATCGCTCGAGCATCAAAACCCATGTGCTCGACAGCACCTCGCCGAATTCTGGAACGGCAATGGATGGATGAAACTTGCAGGCCTCAAACCTTCGAGGCGCGTGATCAGCCGGGTTGACACTTCGGTCGGTGACGTTCGATTCTCCATCGCTGCGGCGCTTCGCTCTGATGCCGCTCCGTTCGACCTGGCCAACGCTGCTCAACTCTCGGTTACGACCGACGTAGGTGGACCTGAGAACTCGACAGCCCTCGCCGCCGTGGTAGCCACGGTTGCCGGCTCTGGCTTGGCGGTTTCGTTCACAGGTGGCGAGCAGATTACTATCCAGGTCGATGCGATCCCGGCAATCACCATCACGTTCCAGGCTGCCGACACCACGTCAACCCTCGTCGCGGCTCGAATCAACTCATTCATGGGGTATGCGTGCGCAGTCGAAAATACTGGAGAGGTCGACCTTTCCGGAATCCAACTCGGCACCGGCGGGAATCTCACTCTTGCCGACATCACCGCAGGAACCTTGGTCGATATTGGACACGCAGCCGGCGACACCTCGGGAACAGGTAACGTGGTCAACGCGGCCGCAGTTACAGGAGCCGAGGCTGTGACACTGATTGAGTCAGCCGGAATCCTCGGCGACGATGCTCTCGCCAGCGTCGACGCCGTGACCGGCCAGGTCGTTGTTTATCGCTCTGGTAGTTCAACCGGGACGATTCAGATTGATGACGTCGCCGGAACAATGGCGACGCTGATGGGCTTCACGACAGCCACCACGATCACCGCAAACGTCGGCGCTGCTTTCAGCGTCAACGCCGGAACGAGGGTTCAGAACGCCGGTGGTGACGAATGGGTAGCAATGCGCACGCTGAGCTGGCCCGAGGGCACCGTTGCAGCTCCCAACGACGCTACGCAAGACGTAGAGATCAGGCCGGCTAACGACGTCGGTACCCTCGGCAGTGAGACCGCTGGAAACGTCAATGTCCTCGTCGATATGCCCACGGATCGAATGGTTGAGGTCACGAACCCGGCCAACGTATCTGCGGCGCTCACCGAGCCTCAAATCGATGCCGCCTATGCTGACGCCTGGGATGCCACGCTCAATCAAGAGCTCAAGGCTGCTCGAGAGGTCAATGTTTCGCTCTGCGCTCGCCGAAGCGACGCGGTCGTAAGGCAGGGACGCCAGAACGCCATCGACGCATCAGATAACGGCTGCTATGGCAGGAAGTTCGTCACCGGGAGCACGCTCGGCACCACGTCGGCAGCGGCTATCACTGCCGTTGCAAACTTCCGCTCTGACCGAGTCTTCTATTCTCACCGAGGCTTCCTCCAGACCTTCCCGGAGATCGCGAAACTGGGCACGGCTGGCGGCGTTGGCTTCACGGCATCCGGACAGCTTACGATCCGAGCCGATGGGCCTCTCGCCTATCTCCGATGCGCCATGAATCCAGAGGAAAACATCGGGCAAGACACCGGAAAGCTGACCTTCCTCGACGGCCTCGAGGTCGTATCGGAAACGTACAACTACGCACTCTACGTCGCGTTCAAAGCTGCCGGGCTCTGTGTTCCGAAGGTCGAAAAAGGCGGCGCTCTCACGTTCCAATCCGACGTAACTTCGAGCCTGAACGCTGGACGCACCACGCAGAAACGCCGGTCTTTCGCGGACTACTCGCAAGACTCTCTTGCACTCGTGCTCGAGCCCTACTCAAAGAAGCTCGGCACCGATGCTCGACGAGCCGGAGCCCTGGCCGCTCAGGTCTCATTGCTCGAAGATTGGATGAGCCGGAAGGACCCGAACGGCCAACGAATCAAGGACTATTCGATTAACGAAAGCACCTCGAACAATCCCAACTGGGAAGCTCTCGGTATTTTCGCCTGGCAAACTAGAATCGATATGCTTTCGAGCATGGACACGATGATCGTAGACACCGAGGTCGGCGAAGGCGTCATCATCGCCACAGTTCAATAATCACTGAGGAGGCTAGAAAATGGCTAACCGGAAACTCAAAGGATCGAACACCTCGGTGAACGTAGTATCAGCGTTGACGGGGCTTCGAGTCGAATTCACGGATATCAAGGACTGCACCATCACGTTCGATCGCGATGTGACGTCTGAGGGCTACCTCGGGCAAAACACCGAGCAAAAGAGTTCTGACTTCAAGGGCGTTTCGTTCAAATTCACCGCTCATGCTCGGCAAAAAGCAATTCTCAATCTCATCCATCTGATCAATCAAATCACCCGCGGTCTCTCGGTCGATTCAGTCCAGATCGTCACGACCCTTCGGTTCCCTGACGGCATCAAACGAGTCGTCATCCCAAGCGCCGAGTTCGGCAACCTCGAGGTCGGCATCGGTGGAAAGGCGGAATTCGTTTCGTTCCCGTTCGAGGGCTCTGCCGACGATTATCAGATCTTGGAGGCGTAAGCCGTATCATCATATCCAGGGCCAGCAAGGCGGGGTGGTGTCTCCTCCCGTTGTGGCCTTGTGAAGCCCTGGACCTAACACAACCTCTCACAACGGAGGATAGAATGGAGAACACGATGGATAAAGAAAAAGCACCTGCAACGCCAGAATTCGCGCCATCAGTCATCGATCAAATCATGGCCAGGGCGAGCACCTCGAGTCAGGAAGGGCCGGGCGAGCTCAGAGGGCGTGGTTGCACGGTAATGATCGTTCCGGAGCAATGCCGACCCGGCTACCTCACCGAGCCCATTAAGGTCGGTATCTCAGAGCTCACCAGTAATGAAGAACTCGACGCCTATCGAGAATTTGGCGGTATCAAGGTCGACGTCAACGCAGACGGCGAGGCCGAGGTTGAGAGCAAAGAGGCCTCCGTCCCTCAGCAAGCTCTCGCCGTATCATTGGCGAAGGGAGCGATCCGGACGGTCAACGATCGGAAGCTCACCCGGGATGAACGCCGCGTCATGTGGGAGATCCTCGGCATGACTGGAAGGCTCGCTCTCGGGATGGCCTATATGGCTCATTGTTCGGGCGCTGCCGGGGGTTTTCTCGAGCGCTCGATGGCCTCAATCGAGGTTTGGTAGCGCGAAATGACTCAGATATGGCTGCCGGGTTTCAACTCTATATCCTCTGGTTTTCAATTATTCGAGACTGGGAACAGTGGCGCCCAAGGATGGTCAGTGACATCTTCAAACGAACTGCGTGGATCTGTCGATACAGTCGAAGCGTTGGGTTTAGGGAGGCGATGGGAATGAAAGCTTGGGAACGCAATCGGTTCATGGACGCCCTTCAAGAACTCATCGAAGAAGAGACGAGCAAGGGCGGGATTTCGTCGGAGATGCTCGATGATTAACCCATGGACAGTCCTCGGTGTAAAACCCGGCGACACAGAGGCCGACCTAGCCCGAGCCTATCGCCGAAAGATGTTCGATGCTCATCCGGATCGTGGCGGTGACCCTGCGAAAGCAAAGTTGCTGGCCAAGATCTACGAGGGCTTCAAAGGGCTCCTCCGGGACGATGGGCACGGTACGAAAAGGATCGTGCTGCCGACTCCGAGGCCAATATTTAGAAGCGGTCCGCAGTTCGTTATTCACGTCACTCAAGGCCATGGCGTCTCAGCCACATTCACCTCCTCGACTACGTCATCAGGGTTTTATCCGCCATCGTGGTAAGCTGGCCTCATGGCCGATTATGATGTCAAAGCAAAACTAGAACTCGACGCAAAGAAGCTCAAGAAGGAAGCCGCCAAGGCCGCCAAGGCCATCAAAAAGATCGAGTCTGAACTCGAACGAACGCGGAACAAGGGGCAAGCTGCATTGAACTCACTCGGCTCGGCCTTCAGCGGGCTCGGCCGAAGCATGCGAGGATCTCGGCTCGGTCTCGGTCGTATGGTCACCGGGCTCGTTGGTATCGGAGTCACCTATTTCGGCATCCGAGCGGTTGGCGGTGCGATCCGGGACATCGCCGGGTACGCTGGAGAAGCCAACGCATCAGTCGAAAACCTCACGCTCTCTCTTGGTACGATCATGGCCGAGATCGAGGGGATTTCATTCGGCGAAGCTCAGACACAAGCTCACGGTCTTTACCGACAGATTCAGGACATCGCCATCGTGAGCCCAGGAACGGCCAAGGAGGTCGCCGACGTCTTCACTATGGCCTATGGACCCATGAGGCGAGCCGGTCAGTCGATGGACGACATCTTGAGACTCTCGCAGAATGCTCTCAGTGTCGCCGCTGCTATGCGGATCGACCTACCGCAGGTCTCTCGAGACATTTCGATGATGGCGTCAGGTGTCGCGGGAACCGACGTCAAAACGTTCCGACTCCTGAAGTCGATGGGGATGATCACGAAGACCACCAAAGAATGGAACGAGATGGCGCTCGCTAATCCGACGGCCGCCGCTGCGGAGCTCACCAGGATCTTCGAGCAACTCGGTGGTCCGGCTGCTGAGGCTTTCGGGAATACGTGGGCCGGTGTCTCCTCGGCCTTCGGCGACCTCGTCCAAAATTTCGCGCGGATCTTTGGAGGCGCTGCCTTCGAGCGCACCAAGGGAGCGCTCAAGTCGGTCAACGATTTCCTCCTGAAATACCGACGCAACCTTGAGAATGTGATGGAATTCCTCGGCGAGAAGGTTGGCAACGTTTTCGGCCGAGTCTTCACGAAAATGGGCGAGGTATTTATCGGAATCACCAGCAACCTCGACGAGTTCGCCATCAAGATCGATACCGCGATCGCCAAGATCAAAGAGTTCCTCCCGGCCTTCAAAAAGATCGCGATTGGGATGGCTGCCGGGACGATAGGGATGAAAATTCTTGGGACGGGCCTTTCTGTTATGGGTGCTGCTCTCATGGGGCTTTCCAGCCTTAGCGGACTTGGCGCACTTGGAATAGGAGCAGCCGGAGCCGGTGGAGCCGCTGCAACGGCCGTGGGTGGCGCTGGAGCCGTTGCTGGAGGCACGGGCATTGGTGCCGCTCTTGCCGCTGCCGGGGCGGCCCTCATGACCATAGTACCTATCGTGCTCGGCGTGGCCGGTGTGTTTACCGTTGTCGGGGCTTCTATTTATGCAATCTTCGACGACGCCAGCGAGGCAGTAATAGCGCTTTTCGAGCCGATATGGGGTGATCTCCAAGAGATCGGTTTGAATCTAATGGCTTTCTTCGGGTCAGTCTGGGAGCTTCTAGGCCCGATCTTCGGCATACTTGGCGCGGGCATCGTCACACTTTCAGGAATAATTTTGCGTTTGTTGGTATCAGCCATTCGTGGTGCGAGCGAAACTTTGATGTGGTTTGGGGATGCGATCGAAATGGCCGCTGACGCCATCGGACCACCGCTTCAAATTGCCGCTGAACATATCGTTTTGTTTGGTAATGAGATTGCGAACTTCCTCGACGGGCCGTTCAGAACGTTCGCTCGTGTTTTTTCTTCGGTTGGTTTTACAGTGACACTCCCGAACTATGGAGCAGTAGAGAGGGCTCCAGACGGACCGGTTACAGGGTTGATTTCTGGTGTCCTTGATGAAGCACGCGCGGCCTTCGATGAGGTTCCTGAATCCCTTCGACCATCCGAAGAAGGAACCGGAGTAGCACCCCCCGGTCGCCCCGGAACCAACGTCGACATGAGGGGCTCGAGAATCACCGTAAAACAGGAATTCAGAGAAGCCGATCCCGATCGAATTTGGATGCAATTTGTCGACGGGCTTTCGAGGGAGGCGGTGATTCGGACTCAGAGCGGTCTATTAAATCCACTCACCAGATGATAGCAATTGTCCTCTTACGCGATAAATGATATATACCAGTAATGACTATAAAACTAGAGACTGGATTGGTTCTCGGGAAACTCACGATCACAGAAGACCTTCAGCGCAGAAGTCGCCATGGCGATAGGGTCTGGAGTGCAATCTGTGAATGCGGAATCATCATAGAGGATACGGCATGCCACTTAAGAAAAAGAACATCATGTGGCTCACATATATGCAGAAAAATCAGAAGTGACACAAATGGCGGCTATGCACCAAACGATGCAAGCAAGAGGATTCCTGAATATGGAATTTGGAGACTAATAAAACAGCGCTGTTGCAACAAAAACAATCCCGCGTTCGCTGATTATGGTGGTCGTGGGATATTCGTTTGTGATGAATGGATTCACAATTTCAAAGCTTTCATCGATGACATGGGAAGAAGACCAACGAAAGACCACCAAATAGAAAGAATCGATAATTATGGACCGTATTCAAAACAAAACTGCAAATGGGCTACTCGTTTCGAGCAAGGATGTAACAAGCGAAATAATATATGGATGGAATGCAATGGAAAACGACTGATTTTGGCCGAATGGTCAAGACAAACAGGGTTGCCTGAGAAAATGCTTCAGAATAGAAAGAGGGCTGGATGGTCTGATAATCGAGCATTGACTACGATACCAAAATCTGATCATCGTCGAAAAAAAATCATTTTGAATTTGCCGTAATTCTTGTCTTTTCTAGTCTTGTCGAATCGGTCCCTGTAAGTTCATGTCTAGTCCTGCTTGGTGCCCTACGATCACGAAAGCAACCGCAGGGCTTCTTTTCTCATCCCGTCGTGTCGAATCCTGTCGAGTCGCATCTTGTCCAGTCCCGTCTCGTCCCGTTAAATCGTGTCTGGTCCGGCCCCATCGCATCTCGTCTAATCATGCTTGGCACCCCACCGCAACGAAAGCCACGGGGCATCGGGTCTTGTCTCGTCCAGTCACGTCGCGTCACGCCTGGTCTCGTCCGGTCTTGTCAGGTCCCGTCAAGCCTGGCACCCCTGAACCCCGAAAGAGGTCTAAGGGTATCGAGTCTTTTCTTGTCCCGTCTCATCACGTCGTGTCTCGTCCGGTCCCGTCACGTCCCGTCACGTCTCGTCAGGTATTGGAGCCCAACCAAAGTTTCACGTTTGGCCGGGCCTCTTGTCGCGTCTTGTCCGGTCTTGTCAGATCCTGTCACGTCTAATCAAGTCCGATCTCGGCTCGTCCGTTCATGTAAATCATGAAAGTAGCAGCCACTCAGCGAGCAACCCTTTATCAGCGGACTCCCCCTTGTCCGCAAGTTTTTGAATCGTTTTCGGCTTCGACGCCGCTTGAATTAGATGTGCATGAACCGCCAGAGAATTCGCCCGTGATCGTTCACCGGTGGAGAGCTCGCTCATGTCAGCGCTTGCAACCACGACGCTCGCAGTCTTCGCCCTTCGGCCGGCCCTGCATATCTCGGCCTCTGTCCTCTCAAGTCGCTCTCTGGCGTCGAGGCACTTGATACGGCCTTCTTTCCTAACCCGTTGCCAGAGCACTAGATGCTTCCTCAAAACGTGCTTGATGGCCGAGTTGAGCATTCCGTACCCCTGGCCGCTCGGGTCGACCTTTTGAAGATCCCCTGGCCAGTCCTCATCGACAATGAAGTCGCCAGGTGTCCCGACCTCGAGGACGCGGATAAACCGCGAAGTCTTCGGCCCGGAATTCCCGTAGACCGGGCCTTCGTAACCATCCTCTGAAATCTCATTTAGTCTTTCGACTACTTCCTCTTGGCTCATTTTCTTTCCTTTCTAGGCAAATGATTTTCGTGTCGGGTCAGTTCTAATCGTGTCCTGTCAAGTCAGGTCTTGTCATGTCGTGTCGCGTTTGGTGCTCCCTGCGACCGAAAGATCACGGGGAGCTTCTTGTCTCGCCGGGTCCGGTTTCGTCGTGTCGAATCATGTCGCATCGTGTCTCGTCGGGTCATGTCGATTTCGGAGCCCGACCAAGTTTTCAAGCTTGACCGGGCCTCTTGTCTCGTCTTGTCGGGTCCGGTCTTGTCGCGTCTCGTCTCGTCCGGTCGCGTCTTGTCATGTCGCATCGTGCTTGGAGCCCACGGCCACCGAAAGGCAACCGTGGGCCTCTTGTCTTGTCGTGTCTCGTCCTGTCGAGTCACGTCTTGTCAAGTCCTGTCGCGCCGGGTCGTGCCGTGTCGCGTCCATGTTATTCAATGATCTCAAATTTAAAGTTCTCAACCCGGAAGATCCCATGATCGCCGCCATTGGTCCCGGGCCTATTACAGCCGATTCCGACTTGGTAGCCGGCAGTTTCCAGGGTTTCGCTGATCATCTCAGGGTGCTCGATGATATCGGCATCGACGACCATGAACCCGATCGCGATATTCCACGGCGGATCGATCTCAGGGAAACATCGAGGCACCCTCTTTGAGCCGCCTCTTGTCCCGTCGCTTGGTACGGAAATCGTTCGACCGATCACGTCATCGATATGAACCGGCTCAAGCTTCTTACTTTCATCGTTGATGGCGTAGACCAACGTTTCCGGCGCTGTCGGGTCGGTCATGATCCCGCTCTTGAATCGTGCGGTGAAAGTCGACCTGTTCTTACCGGGGACCTTGTCGTTTCGGAGCTTCGAGGCCTGCTCCATGCCGAGCTTGAAGGCGATCGGCGGAACCAAAACCAGGTCGTCTTTGTTGATGTGACACCGTTCTCGCCAGCACCTCTTATCCTGCGCCTCTGCCGATTCCTTTCCCTTTCGCGGGCTCTGAAACATGCGCCCGAATGTCAGTGTGGTTAGTCCGATAATGTCCGCGCTAAAGATTCCTCTTCTCATCTTGCTCTTTCCTTTCGTTAGTTAAAAAACTTCAATTCGCGTCCTGTCAGATCCGGTGCCGTCCTGTCACGTCTAGTCGGGTCAGTTTGGAGCCCACAACCACCGAAAGATAGCTGTGGGCCTCGTGTCGTGTCGCGTCACGTCCGGTCGGTCCGAATCTGATCTTGTCAAGTCACGTCGGGTCCTGTCAGGTCCCGTCTGGTCCCGTCTGGTTTGGAGCCCTCGCCGACCGAAAGATCAGCGGAGGCCTCTTGTCTTGTCGTGTCTCGTCCTGTCTCGTCGTGTCTCGTCACGTCGATTCTTTCCAAAAATGGTGGCCCTCAGCGGTCAACTTCGAGGTTGTTGGCTGCGACACCGTCCCGCTTCGGACCATAAAAATGTTGTTTTGTCTCCTCTTAGTTTCCGGTGTCGCAATTCTGACTATACGCGTTGACGCGTACCGTAGCAAGCTTTTTTTTCGCTGTGATATCCTCCAACCATGAGCGAACCTCTTTCCATCGTCGAAACCACAGGGTCCGAACGCGGCGTTGAGCTAAACAATAGAGCCCTTCCTTTTAAGGGCGTTTCCTTCGCGGGCGAACAGCGATCCGAGAAGACAAACTACCCCGGAAATCCAGTCTCAACGCTTCAGGTCCTCGGACCAAATGAACTCCCGACTGAAATGCAGGGCCGATGGAAAGATCAATTTCTTTACGGGATGGTTACGCTCACAGGCTGGGATGCAATCGTCTCCGATGGTGAGCACCCGTCGGCCGAGCAGCTCGTAAAAATCTTCCATATCCTTCGCCGATCCGGGAACCTGCTCGAGGTGCGGTGGGGGCCGGAGATTCGCCGTGGCATCCTGAAACGGTTCGATCCTATCTATGACCGTGTCGACGCTGTTCGCTGGAATATGACCTTCGAGTGGACCCAATTCGGGACCGCTCAAGCGAGCCAATTCACCGGCGTTCAGCCGACGGAATCGATGTCGGCCGAACTCGCTGCAACCCTCGCCGCGCTCAACGACCTCACCTCGGGCATGCCTCAGATTATGTACCCGACCTTCGCCGATGACCTGCTCGAGCTTCAAGGCCTGATCATGGTCGCCGCCATCGCCCTCATGGAAGCCAACGCGGAAGTTCAGGGCACCCCGGAGGTTACTCAAGATGAATTCCAAGGCGTCGCTTCAAGAGCGGCCGACGTCGTTGCAAGCTGCGAGGTCATGCGGCAAGCGTTGGACGTCCCTGGAACCGAACTCGTGCCTACTGACGACGTCTCAAGCGTGCTCGCTGGCAGCACCTGGTCGAAGGACACGATGAAAGCCCTCGTCGAACTCGCTGTGGCCGCTGTGAGGACTCGCGAAATGATCAGGAACAGAACGGTTTCAGAATACCTTGCCGACATTAGGCTAAGAGAGAGTCAAACACTCCGAGACGTCTCCAGAGAATACTACGGCGCCGCTGACGACTGGACGATCATTGCCAACGCTAACGGGCTCATCGGCAGCATCCACGACGCCGGAACCCGTATCCTTGTTCCTCGGCAATCATGGAGCACCTCTTGAGCACATATCGCCCATCGGCCTCTGTTCGTCTTCAAATCCGGTGCGAGGAATTCGATGACACGAGCACCCTAGAGGGGTTGCTGCCATCGGGAGATCCTGAAGCGTCCCTACCTGATCAAACATTCGAGGCTCCACCACAAGCGACCTCGGCCAGCGGAGACGACAGCACGGCCACGAGGCTTGAACGGAACCTAGAGCGCCGGCGAACTCTGGAAGGTCGACGTTCAAACATCTCACCGGAGGAATACCGATCGCAGAATGCCGAGCTCATCAGTGAAGAACAGGACATCCTTGAGGACATCCGCCAAGCTGACGAAGAGTCTCTCGGTAGCGGTCCTGAGAGTATCGAGGGCTCGCCTCCGGACGACCTAACAGTGATAGGTTCAATCAACCCTCTGAACGTCATGATCGAGCGCAACGGGCTGTCCCAGGCCGACACTGCAACCATTGAATTACGGTGGAAGGACGCCCCTCTTGACCCGAGAATAATCCGTTCCGCTCATGTTCAGATCACTCTCGGAGTCGTCAGGCCTGAAGAATTTGAGGCCGGGATGTCAGCGAGCGATTCGACACGCGCTGACGGCTTACTCCGCTCTGTTGTCCATGCTGGCGGTGAACGAGGAACGACTGAATTCCTCGGGTTTGTGGACTCTTGGCAGGTCAAATATTCTTCATTCGGCGACATTATCACGCTCGAATGCCGGGATATGTCTGCCAATTTGAGAGATCTAAACCTCGGCACCGATGAAATTATCGATCTGACGCTTCCCATCGACCTCGGGATTGAACATTTTCTCACCCGACTCGGCCCGACGGTGCGAGGGATCGAGGTTGAATATCTGATCGATGGCGACGTGCCTACTCCTGGCGATACGTTCCCACAACGACGACGCCCACGACGAGGAGCTCGCGCTCGACGAGGCCGAACTACAGGCGACAAGATGAGCGCCTGGGACCACATCACCGACGTCGTGAGAGCTCTTGGTTTCATCCCGATCATGCGAGGGTTCAGGTTGGTCATCATCGAGCCCAGAACGCTCTATGAAACTGTCGGCGTTACCAGGATGGTCTACGGTCGCAACCTCGAAGAACTCTCATTCAGCCGGGCTCTCATGGGCGTGAAGGTCCCGACGATCGAGGTGCGTTGCTACGATTCGGAGACAGGGCGAACGCGGTGGGCTCGCTATCCCGTAGCCGACGGGCAGCGCTCTAATGGCGTTATGGGTATCGACCCTCAACCGAGGCCGTCTCGAGCCAACGAGGTGCCACCGAGCGGATCGACGCCCACCGAGACGATCCGGATCATGTCGGTCACCAGCGTCAACGATCCCGCGACCCTAGAGCGCATCGCCCGCAACGCCTTTGAACAGCTTGGTCGCCAAGAGATCGAGGGCAACTTCTCGACAGCCGATGCATGGAGTTATGACCGGCCCGAGGCAACCGCTGACCTCCTCGCGCTCGACGCTGGCGACCCTGTTGAGCTCCTCATGACCGCAGCCGACTCCGGAGACGAGCCCGTGGTTGATGCCGGCGAAGCTCCTACCACCGCTCAAATTCAGGCAATGACCCGAGCTCGACGCCGAGACTATTTGATCGATATTGGATGGACCGAGGACGTTGCCGAGAGGTTCGCAGCGCTTCAGGATGCTACCGGGTTTCAACTCGTTTTTCGGGTGCAGAAGGCCATGATCAAATACGCTGCAACGACTGGAATGAAGATCGACGTGGACTTCATCAACTACATTACAGTGCGAGAGGATGCGTCATGAGGCGAGGCATCGACATCGCCCGCATCCGTGAATCGATGGCCGCTCCCGGCATGGATCAACGATGTTGGGTTTGTATGGGCAGAATCGACGACGATCCCGACGCTGCGGTGTGGGACGACGTTCTTGGGTGGCTCTGCGACGTCACAGCCGTTTCAGGACCTCTCGCGGGCTCATTGCTGCCATTGGCCTGCCGGGTTGTTTCGATCGCTCAAGGCGACGATAGCGGCATTCATAGCCCGCCTCGAAAGGGTGGGCTCGTCGTCGTCATGTTTCCTTCTGGCGATCCGAATGAGGACTCGATCATCGTCGGTTCCCTTCACAACACTGATGACGCCGGAGCGCCTGCCACGGTGAACGGCGAGGAGATCGATGAAGACTTCGCCGCTGAAACCTTCATCTACGCGCTACCCGACTTCGACCTCGAGCAGGAATGGCGGAACGCTCGAATCACGGCCGGAGAGATGATCCTCGGCAAAGAAGACGCCGATCAGCCATACATGCGAGGCGATGACTTCGCTGATGCTATCGAGGATATCGTTGACGCGATCGGCTCCTTTGCTCAGTCCATTGCCACAGCAACAGCGGCTCCTCCGAATGCTGCCCTGACAGTCGCCGATGTTCTCCTCGCCTATGCACCTCTCGAAATCGCCATCGTTCAATTCAAGGGTGCTCGAGAAGGCTATCTCTCGACAAGAATCAAAGGAGACTAAACCATGGCAACCCTCGTTTCATGGGCTCAGACGACGCTCAACACGGTCGATCTCGTCCTCGGGAAAGAACCAGAGCACCTCGACCCGGCTGGTATTAGCGACGGCCTCAACCTGGACAACTACGCCGTCATGGGGCCAACGACCCCCTACCCGGTGAGGCTCCTTCAATACGTGGAATACATCGCAGACAATACGCTCCGGCTCTGGTTTGATGGCGAGCTCGTGCCCGGCGAAACCTACGAGGTTCAAGCCTCGGGCCTCCTGGCCTATGACGGAACACCGTTCACACCCAACCCGATGCTCGCCGAGTTCACGGCCTATGGCGCTGACGTTCCGGTCGTGCCTATTCGATTCGACAAAACGGATTCATTTGATCTCGCAAATCCTCAGCTTGAGCGCGATTCTCAGGGACATTCCATGGGAACGCTATCGGTTGACGAACAGGGCGATCTGACCGTCGAGGGACGTCGAGCGAGCTTACGAAAACGGGTTCTTCGTCGATGCACCTCGAGGCCGGGTGGTTTTGCTCACCTCGAAAACTACGGGCTCCGCATCGACTCAAAGACGCTCATCAGGCCGGCTGACCTCCGACGTCTTCAGCAGGATGCCGAGGCGCAGGTGTCGATGGAACCCGACGTTGTTTCCGTACGTGCTATCGTGAGACAACTGGCCACGGGTGGTGCGTGGTTGACCCTCAAGGTCCGAGCTCAGTACGGAGAGATCGACGTTGAGACCACCATTGGAGGCGATGAATAATGGCGGATCTTCCTAGCAGAGCTCAGCTTTTCGAGGTTGGAGCAAACGACCTCTTAGTCCGAGCTGAAACCAGGCCAGTCGGCCAACGAATCACCCCGGAGCAGGTCAGCATTCCCGGCAGCGATGTGAATCTTATCTTCGGTGGCGCGAGCGCTATGGCCGAAGAAATCATTCGGCAGCATGCTCGAGATGTTTCCGATCTGACCCTCGACGGAGCCGAAGGGAAAGCACTTGATCGCCTCGTCGCAGATCGATACTCGCCTTCCATCGTCCGAAAAGATGCCTCTCCGGCTTACATATCGCTCTCGTTCACGCGGACAAGCGCCGCAGCAGGGGCCGTGAATTACGATGCCGGTAGCGTCGTGGAGACCACGGGCGGGGCAAGGTTCGCGACTCAAGCCGTGGCCGCTTTTGGCGCTTCGTCATTGGGGCCGGTGGTCGTCTCAGGCCGAGCCGTCAACGCAGGTCCGAGCGGGAACGTAGCCATCGGAACCGTGACTAAATTCGTCACCGCGAAGACCGACTCAACGATGTTGGTGACCAATACCGCAGTTGGCGCCGGCGGTGACTACACCGAGAGTGATTCGTCGCTGAAGTCTAGAGCTCGTGCCTTCTTCCCGAACGCTCGACGAGGAACCGTCGAAGCAATCATGAACGGGGCTCTCTCGGTTCCAGGCGTCCAACAGGCTGCCGTTTACGAGCTCCTTCAAGCGCCGCTAATGGTCCCGTCTGGGTTCATGACGTGCTTCGTTGCCGACTCGAACGGCCAGTCAAATTCGTTGCTCAATGCTGCCGTGGAGCTCGCTCTTTTCGAGTATCGGGGCGGTGGTGTTTGGGTGACTGTCTACGGCGGAACCCCAGTTTACCAGTCCATTCAACTTGACCTCTCATACAACGCAGGGATCGACACCGTGGCAGCCTGGTCGAACGTAAGAGCAGCCGTCATCGCCGTTGTGAACGCTCTGGCACCTGGAAAGATGCTTGAGGTATCCATGATCACCGCAGCGGCTCGCCTGGTGACTGGTGTGATCGTCGAAGATGACGCCGTTGTGGTCCCGGCAGGCGACGTGGTGCCGACAGGAGGCCAAGTTATCAGGACTAGAGCCGATCTCGTCACCCCCGCGTGAGCCGTGCTATCCTCTGAGCCGTGGCCAAACTATCACAAGATGATCTCCTAGATGTTCTCCGGGCTTCCGCCGACGACGCCTATATCGAGCCTCTTGAAACCGTCGACGATGGAGCCGGATTTGACCTCCATCGCGCCATCGCGGCGATATTTGCTCGAGCATCAGAGGCCGTCGATACCAACACGCAGGCGATGTATCTCTACCCTCACTCGGAGCAGACGTCGGCGCCGGCAGGTGGCGGTGTTCAAGCTTCAGGAAACCTGCTGATCGTCAGAACAGCACCCACCGATGGCGAGATCATTCTGACTGAAGGCGAGCTCCTCGTCGTGCTTCTCACGACTCTTGATGCCGAGATAATCGTCGAGGCCGAACTCGAGGTCGCTACCAGCACCACGTTTTCTGCGGGCGTCGGTGGGCCTCTAAGCGTTCCAGTCCGTGCGGTTCGAGTCGGATACCACGGAAATCTACCGACCTCAGAGAGCCGATACGCCATCGCTAAACAGCTCACGACGATGACGTTGACCGGCATGACCTCGACGATCGCGAACTACGTCACCGACACCGGGCTCAACGACACTTTTGAAGAGGCCTCGGTAGGTGCTTGGCTGCGGTTCACTTCCGGCCCCAACGTCGGGACAGGCCCGAGGCTCATCCTCTCTTTCGATGCCTCAACCTCGACGGTGATCGTTGACGGCTCGGCCCTCGTGGCCAGCGTTGTCAACGACGGCGAGATCGTGGATTTGAGCACCATCGGTTTTGCTCCGGTGATCGACAGCGAGCTCTCAAGCGGCGTTTCCCCCATGCTCGACATGCTCGGCGCCGGCCGTGACATGGGCCGAGAGCCAACCGAAACTGACGACGAGTATCGTGAGCGCCTTCGATACCTCCCTGACATTGTCTCCCCCAACGCGCTCTATCGGGCCGCCTCCCGTATCCTGACGCCGTTGAGCATCAGGTTCCGCCTGCTTGAAGCTCGAAGCACTGACGATTTTACCGGCGGCGCCTGGGACGTCATGGCCTACGATGACCCAGCATTTTACAACTGGGTTCTCGGTCGTCAAAACTTCTTCCAAGGCGACGCCTTTGAATATCGCGGTTTCTACCTCGTGATCGAACGTCAATGGTACGGCGACTTCGGAGCCCCGTTCGACTCATGGCCAGCGGCATCGCCTAATCATCCGTCGAATGCCTGGGATTGGATGGCCTATGACGGCTATCCCCTTGGTTTCGCGAACGACCTGGACAGAACCATCGTCGAAGTTGAAAAAGCCCGCATGGGCGGCGTCCCTTGGCTCTTGGTCCTCGCTGCGTCATTTGGCAGTTACGGTGCCTCAGCCGGCTCATCGACAGTATTGGCGTTATCGCCCGTTTCTTCGTTCGGCGCCTCAGCCGGCACCTCAACCGTCATCGCTGTGGGAGAATCAACATCTGAGGCCGATGGCATATCAGATGGAACCTCCACATCCACCGCCGTCGGGGAGTCGACATTCGAAGCTGCCGGATTATCTGATGGTATTTCGACGGTTACTGGCATTGCCACTTCGGTGGCCGTGGGTGCGTCAGACGGCACCTCGACAGCAATCGCCGAATCTGCATTCATAATGTCGAAATCTATCGACGTATGGGAAAGCTCAAGAATCGATTTCGACAACAATCTCGGCTTTGATTATGACGAAGCCTTCTCGTTTTCTTTCTGGTTTCGTCCAAAAACTGAACGAGGAAGCGGTCTTCGTGAATTGCTTGAGAAATGGGACAGCGGATCAACTCGCGGATACCAACTGAACTGGGACCAGGGAACAGGAAACGTTCAATTCCTCTTGAGCAACGGGCCAAGCAACCAGATCGATGTTGACTTCACCGACGCCGCGCTTGGAAATTCAGATTCTTGGCACCATATCGCGGTCTCTTATGATGGCTCAGAGGCGGCCTCCGGCATCAGTATTTACATTGACAACTCATCAAGATCACTCGCGACAAACGCAGATACCTTGAGCGCAACGACTTTGAACACCGAAGATCTCGCGTTTTCAAATGTCTTGTCAGGATGCGTCGGTCGATTCTGCAACGGTGCTTTTTGGTCAAAGGAAATTAGCTCGGTCGAGGTGACATCGCTTTACAACAGTGCCCTGCCAACATCAATCTCCGACAATGAGTCATGGTGGAAACTCGGCGAGGGCGACGCACCCGGTTCCATCCTCGACTCAAGCGGAAATGGGATAACAGGGACAGGCGGCGGCCATGATGGCCTCTTCGTCGACGATTGCCCAGGTTACGATTATTCAAATTCTCACGGTCTCAGATTCGATGGAAACGCCTATGTCGACATAGGCGATCATTTCGACCTGGCAAGTTCATCGGCCGATTTCTCTGGCTCTATTTGGTTCAAGACAACGACGAAAACCTCAACACGTATGACGTTCTTCTCAAAAGCAGAAGACGCTGATCCGGAGCAAGTATCTTACACGGCACACATGTACACATTCGGTGGGTATGATTATTTCAGGGTTGCTTTACATGCTGATATATATGACAGAGTTGGGCGATATCGAGCGCCAGAGGGAACATACACAGATGGGCAATGGCATCATTTCGCATGCTCGTATGAGAACGAATCATATACTGAGTTTACTGTTCGCATGTTCCTCGATGGCCAAGAGGTAACGGTCGCAGAAGACCAAAATGACAGCTTTGAATTTGTGTATTATGGGAACACTAGCCCATTGCTTATTGGCGCAATTGATGAAGAATCTTCGATAAGCGAATATTTCTACGGCGAACTCAAAGAATTCTATTTTATTATGAGCAACGTAGCCGCCAATAACTTGACCCTTGCCAACGCACGAAAATATTACGGTCACGGAATACCACCTGAAAATGTCTATCCTGGAATGAGCCCCCATCTCTACTTCCGCCTCGGGACGGGAGACACCTACGACGAGGCAACCACGCGCGGTCGGGCATACGACTACGACGGCACCATGAACGGAATGTCCGACACCGACCTCCTCGACGACGCCATTACGAAGCAGACGATCGGGTGGTCCTCAGTCTTCGACGGGACGGATGATTGCATCACAATGGGGGATGTTCTCGATAAAGAACTCGCTGATCCCATCTCGATTTTAGCGTGGATGAAATTAAGCGGTGGCGGGACAGCAAAGGTAATTCTAGGCAAAACCATTGCAGGAGAACAGGGTTATCAATTTGGTTATCATTCTGGCAATCAATTTATAGGAAAACTAAAGGGAGCGACTGGACAGATATACGTGCGGTGGCTGATTACTCTTGATTCAAACTGGCATCATGCCTGTTTTGCGTATGATGGATCTGGAAATGCCAGTGGATGTGCTTGTTATTGCGACGGTGTGCTTCTTTCAATGGATACGATTGTTGATACATTAGCAGGCACAATGGCGACATCCGGACCATTTATGATTGGTGGTCTTCAAAGCTCTTCGACCCCAAATAGTCCGTTCAACGGGAATCTTGCGTATGTTGGTCTGTTTGAAAGAGAACTTACACAGGCCGAGGTTTTCGAGGCAATCTTTACGCCGAATCTAAACGCCCATTCGCAGGAATCAGACCTCGAGGGCTTCTGGAAATGCGGACAAGAAGACGACCACCCGACGGTTATTGACTATGGTTCAGGCGGTAATAACGGCACCATGACCAACATGGTCGCCGGGGATATCGTCAACGAATTCCCGAAAGCTCCCTGGCTTGACACCTCATCGGCCCTTGACGGAACGAACGACACCATCACGATGGGCGATGTGCTCGACAGGCTTCACACTGAAGCTTTCTCGATTTCCGCATGGTTCAAAACCGATTCAGCATCAGTGCTTCAAGGGATCGTGGCGAAGAGATCGACGGCCGGGGACACCCCAGGATATGCGATGAACTGGGACGGGGCGAACAGTCGATTCGACGTCTACCTTGTGAGCACGGCCTCAAACCTCATACATGCAACGTTCGCCGATACAATAGATACCGCCTGGCACCACGTCGTGATGACCTATAACGGAGGCTATGACATTACCGATGTTCTCCTTTATGTCGACGGGGTTTCGTTGACGCGAGCCACCCAATCGAACGCGCTCTCGGCAACGATGGCCAACTCGGCACCGTTGCTGATCAGCGGGGAAAACAGTTCGTCCTCACCGACGAATCCCTTCGACGGCAATGTCTGCGGAATTGATATCTTCGATGACGATCTCTCGCAGGATCAAGTTGACGAACTCTTCGGTGTTGGGATGCCTCGAGACACCAGAATCCACACCGAGACTTTGGCCGGCAACCAGGACGGTAAATGGAACTGCGGCACAGATGATACCTACGATGAGACCACGGACCGCTCAACAGGCGGAAGCGATGGAACGTTGACGAATATGGCGGAAGAAGACTTCGAGCTTTACGATGCGCCTCTAGCGTTTGGAGATTTATAAATGGCACTTCAAGGATCAGTACCAATCACCACGCTCGAGAGAGCCGTATCAACCGACGTTGTCACGAGCGACGACCTTATCAATCGGTCGTTGGCCGAGTTCGTGAAGTGCTTCGCGAGGACATCAGAGGCCGGCGGGAGCGCCTCGGTGAGAGACCATATGGTCTCAGCTCTTCGCGTGACTCAAAGCGGTAGTGTTTTACAGATTCAGCCTGGGATTCTTGCGCAAGATGTTGCAGCGAACCCTCCGGATGTTCCGGCGGCTGGGACCTTCGATAGCCACTATCGATTCGGCATCCAGTTCGCTCAAGCAGCGCTTTCAGACCCCTGGGACGCAGCGGATCGTTGGTGGCTACTCCAGGCCCGCGTGGTGCGCGTAACGACGCTCTCAGAGCAGCGAGACATCTTCAATCCGACGCTCACGACCTTCGCCCTCTCCGGGGCATCCCTCGATAAGCGCTATGAATCGCGAGTTGAAACCGATTGGAAGGCCGGCACCTCGACGACGGCCGCCTCTGCTGACCTCGGCTATGCTCCGATCGCTGCGGTCTGGAGGCCATCAGGAGGCGGTGCAATCACTGACGCCGATATCATTCAACTGGCCATTCAGTTCGACGATCTGACGAGCGTTCATACAGACAATGAGATCGCGAGCAGGTCATTGATGAAGCTTCAATGCGGCGACGGAATGAACGTTCCATCGTCAGATTGTTTTTTTGCTTTTGCTGCCGAAATCAGAGGACTGCAACTTTTCGCAGAGGCAAACACGGCAGTATCGCTTCGCTCAGCCACATTTGTCGACCCTGGTGATATTGCATCGATCGGAACTGACGATCTTTGGTGGTATGTTTATCTGGCAGCTCAAAGCGGTATTCTCCCGTCGAACATGTACACAAATATCGATCACCGTGGCGCGATCATCGTTTCAAGAACGCCACCAAACGATTTCGGATCAAACAGTTCAACAATTACGATTCCGGACCCAATAAACATAGCTGTTCCTGGTAACGGAGCTGCGTTTGTTGGGTGTTTCCGGGCGTCAGGAACAGGATCAAATATTCATTACATAAACATTAGCAAGGATGGCGAAGGAATCATCGATAGAGTTTCAGGCATGGTTTCCCAATTGAACCAGACTCAACAATACGGCCAGGTCTCATCACCGTACAACTGGGCAACGTCTGGGCCTGGCTCCACAGAGTTCCTGCCGTTTGGTTGTCATTATAAAATGCGACTCAGAACGGACGGGCTTGATGTCGCTTCTACGGCCCTAGCCATTGGTTGGAGGTTTGACTTTCCAGGCGACAGCCAAGACGTATCTGATGAGGTAATGATGGGATGCCGCGATATAGGCATGCTGTATTTCGATCTACACCCTGTCGATGGATACTCAGGTGCAAATTTGACCGTGACGATAACGGCGAGAACATTAAATATTTACATTGGTTCAACGGGGGCATTGCCCAACGCTGACGGCGGAACCAATTCATACCAACTCGATTGCGTCGGCATCCGCCTAATTTGACCCCTATGTTACCCTGGACGGAGCATAGAAAGGGCTCCCATGGCTGACATCGACGACACCTCACCGGCAATCCCAAGCCCGCACCCGACACCAATACCATCAACCCCCAACGAACTCGCCATAGTTGTGGCGAAGATCGATGACCGTACCCGACTGATGATCGAGCGCTACCTCCCGAGAGTGGAAGAGACAGCCCTCGAGGCCCGTGACGGCGTCATGGAGCTCAAGGGCCGGGTTAGTCACCTGGAAGCCACGCCCGAGCACGAGTGCGATGAGAAGGAGCGTCAGCGTCGACAGGACGAGGGCATTCAAAAATCGAAGGTTTCATCGATCACGGCCGAGGGCGATATCAAAGGGCTCCACACCTTCAGAAATTGGCTCATCGGAATCATCGTTCTCGTCGTGGGAAGCGCCGGAGGATTCGCCGTCCATTCGAGCACAGCGGACACCTCGCATGATGAGCGCCTCGATGCCACCCGCTCCGATGTCGACCGCCACGAAAACATCATCGCCGACCTCCCAAGAAAGGCTGACTTCGAGCGCATCAACGAGGCCGTCAAAGCCATCCCGACAGAGGTTCAAAAGCTCAAGGCCGCACCTGCGACGGCCCTCGAGGTCGAAGAAGCCGCCTCCGAATTACCGCTCAAGCCCCATGAACTCGAAGCCCTCCGGACGATCCTAAAGCGAGCTCACGGGCGCGAAAACGGTGAATAGAACTATCCCCCCGGATGCCTCGGCTACCGGGTGCGAGGTCGCCTTCGGGCGGCCTCAGCGTTATCTGGTATCCTGAGCGCCGATTAAAGGAGGAACGAATGGAAGGCATCATTACCGCGATAGAAAACAATCAGTGGCAGGTCCTCACCGGGCTCGTGCTCCTGCTCGTCACGGCTCTCGTTCGAGACGTCAGCACGCGGGCGAAGGTCACCGGATTGGCTGCAAAGCTCATCTCAGCAATCAGCTCATACCTCAGCGGCATCGCCGTGCTGCTCCCTGTGGTCCCTGTTTGGTGGCACGCTGCTCTGATAGCTCTTGGCACCCCGCTCGCTTCGCAGGGTCTAAGGGACCTTCTCGTTGATTTGGTTGGAAGATTGATCAAGCGGAAGAAAGCTCTCCCTGTAGTCGTCGTGGTTCTGCTCACCCCGAGCTGCACGATCCACAAAGCCCAAATCGCCACCCAAACAGCGCTCACGTCAGTTGCTGAGGGCGTTGACGCTGGTGATCGGCTTGTGGCCCGCATGATTCCCGGAGCCGCTGACGAGGCAATAGCAACAGCTCGGGTACGAATGGGGAATTGCATAGAGGGATGCGATGCGCTCGCCTATTACCACGAGGAGATGGAGCCCTGGCGAAATGCCGTCGATGGGTTTGAAATCGTCGTAGCCTCACTGCTCGTCGTTCAAGAGCTCGTCGAGGTGTGGATCGCCACCGGGACGCTCAGTGAATCGGCTGGTGACTTCTGCGAAGAGCTCGGCGACACGACCGGGGCAGCCATGGACCTACTCGGCGTTATCGGAGTCGATCTCCCGCCATTGCTCGAGGCTGTACCACGGACCGTCGACATTCTTTGCAATCTGATCGCAGTCAATATCGATCCAGAGGGAGGCGAATAAAATGGCGAAAAGCATCGGTCTAGAAGCAACAATGGTCGCTCTCCAGCTCGGAGCCGCTGTTGGTCAGTTGGTCATCGAGGCCATCGCGAATGATGACGTTGAGACGCTCAAAAAAGTAAATGAACTCTTCCCTAGGGGCCACGACCTTCGGGCTATGGTGGCATTGGCGGCCGCTGATGAGAGAGCTCGACAGCAACTCGCAAACCTCTAGATGGAGTCATCAATGCTCATCGTGGACAAGCTCGATATGATAATCGCGGAACTTCAAATTATGAATGAGCGTCTGACTGTGCTCGAGGGGAACTCGACGATGATCTGCAATGCCTACAGCGGCATCAATCAGCGCCTCGCCGCGCTCGAGCAACGGACTATCAAATCGCTGACGCCGACTCCTGCGCCCATCGATTCGCCGTTTTAATCGATCCAGTCGAAGGGATCGACGCCGGTCTTGTAGTTGTAATTCATAACAGATTCACGGATGTCATCGATTGACCAGAATGGGAATTTGAATTGATTATCGCGGTCTTTTCGGTCGGCGTTCTTCTCTCGAAGCCATGCGATCCACTTGCTCCAGAGCGCTCCTTTTGGCGTGATAACCCAATGCCCGCCCGTGTCACGGGGGCCGTCAAAGAACCGAACCCAGGGATTGAACGTGGAATGCCCGGCAGTGACATGGCCAACGACTCGGCAAGATACGAGCCCCCAAGTGCCCAGATATTCGCGAAGCTCGTTGGCAAAACCACCGTCACCTCCGACGGTGTTTTCCGGGTCTTGGTCATCGGATATTATCATGTCATCGTCTCGGGCGGTGCTACATGCATAGAGCGGCACCACGACGTTTTCCGTGCAAGTATGCTCGCAGGCATCGGCGAGTTCGGTCAAATCATGGCCGCCGAGGCTAAACCCGAGCTGAATGCCGGTTTTCCAGCCGTGGCAGAAAAATGCAACGGTTTCTAAAAGCCCACCTCGATAAAATTCTTCTTCAATCGCCGTAGTGACGTCAATCCTCATGTCTTCCCTGCTTTGGGTGATATCGATGGGATGAATCGCGCTAGGTGGGATGCCATGCTCTCGCGCGAACCCTTCGGCCTCCGGTTTGAAAGCGCCGGTGTAGTCGGCTCGTTTCACATTGCGGTCAGGGGTGAAGACGACGCCTCTCATGCGTTTCATCGACTTGGGAACCTCCCATTAAGAGCGCCCAGCACGATATCCAACGTTTCATTCGAGAAGCTTTGCCGGAGCATCCATCGCAAGTATCCGTGCTCGTTATCTGACAGGTAATACAGTGTGGAGCCCTTGTGTTTTCCGAAGCCGATGGCGACCTCGTCGTCAACCCAAATGAGCTTACCGTCAAGCGTTACCCGGTCGCCGAGGCACCACTTTGAGAGTTCGTCGACATCACGCGGGAGAACATCCTCATAGTGCGCCAGTTGCGCCTCTAGAACGTCGATCGTTGCCTCCACGTCTCCCATTGCGTCGTGGGCCTCGGTGTGCTCACGGCCACAATAGAGCTTCAGCGCGCCCGCTAGATTCCTCGGCTCCATGCGGTGAAAGATCTCCATAGCATCGATGACCCTCCGGCCGGTCATGTCGAAAGTCGTTCCGGCGCGCTGATACTCGGCCTGCAACATCGGGATATCAAAGCCCATCACGTTGAAACCACCGAGGTCAGAATCACCGATGAAGTTATCGATCTCCCCATGGGTCGCACCATGGAATTTCGGGCTGTCCTTCACGTCCTCATCGGTAATACCGTGTACGTCCGTTGCGCCCTGAGGGATAGGAACGCCGGGGTTGATGAGAATCTCAACCCCGATCTCGAGCCCATCGGCTGTGAGTTTCCTGGCGGCAAACTGAACGATCCGATCCTTCTCGGTGTCTATGCCCGTCGTTTCAAGATCGAAAATTACGAGTGGTTTTTCAAGCTTCATTAGTCTTTCCTTTCATTCTCCGTGCATTGGTCGCTGCCCGTCGGCACTTGCCGGAGCAGTAAATCTGATGAGATAGGTCCGTTTTGAATTCCGTACCGCACCGGCAACGGCGCTTATATTTCATCTTTCCTCAGCACCCTAGCGGTTCGTGTGACCAACTCGAGCGCGCACATGATGTCAACGAAATCAGCCTTTGGCAGCTTGAATTCGTGCCATTCTGTCGTGCCGATGCGAGCAAAGGTGAACCTGAAGAATTCTTCGTCTTCAATGCAGTGCATCAGGATATTCCCGACGGTGGATGTTGTTTCATTTTTCATCGAGCCGCTCCTTGAAAAGCTCAGTGACCGCATCAGCGGCCTCGGCCAGGGTCTTATTGATGGCCTCCGGAACCCTCCAAAGCCCTTGGGTGCCTCGGCAGGGTATCGGATCGTCGAAGGCGATTGGGTCGGCGAGCTTCCATCCAACGGGGCCAAACCACCAAGGATCATCGTCTGGAATAACGGTTGTGTCATCGTAGAATCCAGTCACCCGGACCAACCCGACGATTCCGATTGGGCAAGACTTTGAATAGGGTGCGTCGTAGAGCCCTTCCTCTCGCATCCAATTCGCCGCCTCGTCGTCGTATTTCACCCCGGCATGAATGGCGATGTACTGCCCGATCACGCTTTCCCACGGCTTCCACGAGCGATTCTCGATACGTTTTGAGCCGTAAAGGATCGCGCTCGGCCATGGCCTATGAAGGGTAAGAACTCGGAATTCGGTTTGCATCGTCATCTTTCCTTTCCACGATCACCGCTCCAGACTGAAGCGGGCAGCACTTAGGGATGCTATTAAGCGCTCCGAGGTGATAATTGCGACCGATATCGACAAAAGGATCACCAGCCGCATTCCCGCGGAGCAGAATGCAGTCGACCCAGTCATACATAAATGGACATTCCAGGCACGAGTTGACTTTGATTTTCATTCTTTCCTTTCCTATTCGTCCTCGTCCTCGTAATCCTCTGGGATGCAGTGATCCTCCCCAAACAACGACACAAGGACCTCCTGTTGACGCTCTGTGAGCTCGCGCGGGCAGTTGCCGTCCTTGTCCTTCTCGCGTTGGATGCACGAGTCACAGAGCCTCCGATACTGATTGATCTTGGTCAGCGGTGGGTGGCTACCGTGGGGCAACCAACCGCACTCGGAGCAGCTCCCTATGATCTTCTGAGGCATTACAGTATTTCGAGTACTTCACGGCGCGAGCAGACAAGCTTGTCCTGGTCGAAAATTATCCGTCCCGAGCATGCTACTCGCGTTACAACGCCATCCTGCCCGCCGTATTTTTTAGCGTCGTCGAGTTCTAGGGACGCATGAAATCCAGAATTGCAGATGGATATTTTGCCGTCATACTCGAGGACATCCCCTGGTTTAATAAATTTTCCGTTCATGTCATGCCGCAACGTCCCATTCGTTGTCAGTACATGCCACGCCTTTATGGGTGAGTTGTGAGCAAGCTCTATTTCGCCGTAGCCGTTGCCGTTGCCGTAGCCATTGCCGTTGCCGTTGCCGTAGCCGGAGCCGTCGCCGTAGCCGTAGCCGTAGCCGTTGCCGTTGCCGTAGCCATTGCCGTAGCCGTAGCCGTTGCCGTAGCCGGAGCCGTTGCCGTAGCCGTTGCCGTTGCCGTAGCCGGAGCCGTTGCCGTAGCCGGAGCCGTTGCCGTTATTCAACCCCATGGCTGATCTCGCCAAGCACGCACGGCGTCGTCGGTACATTCGGCGAATGAATGCACGTCAATGGCCGTAAGGGATTTCACAACAGGAGAGACCCTACATGATTTCGATGGACCCCTGGCCGCCAGACCCAAGACCCCACCTATATCGCTTGACCAATAGACGCACATCTGGGCATCATCCAGCGTTACACGTGAGAGATCATCGAGATCTTTCAGTGCAACGAGACCCATGAAAACGCCTTTTTTATCGGTAAAAATCACAACTGCTTTTTTCTTTGCCTTAGCCATATTTTGCTCCTTATTCTTTCGTGATCTCCCATTCGTCATCGATCTTCGCGATAATCATTTCAGGGTACCCCCACGTCTTCGCCTTCCTCGGTCCCCATCGATTCCTTCGGTCCATGATGGCACCACATTCGCAATAACGGTTGAGCGTGAGAGCATCGCATGCCGGGCAATACCAGGGCCTTCTATCCCCGTGTTTTTCACATACCCCATAGTGCGTTTTGACCGGCCAAGTCCCGTGGTCGCCGACCTGGAGCGATTTCTCGACCTTGCAGGTTCCGCGCTTCTGCTCCCGGCTAAACTCGTGGTAGAACTTGCATGATATGCAGCTTTTCACGGCGATTCCTTTTCAAGCTTATGCATCGCCGCGGTCAGTACGTGCCTCGCTTCACCGACTTCTTTCGCCATTCCTTCGAGGCTGAATCTGAGCTTGTCGTCTTCAGCCCTTTTTGATTTCGTGATCAATGCCTTGAATTTATTTTGATACCGCTGAACCCATCCGCGTAACTTGCTTTTCAGAAAGCTCATGGACTCCTCGCGGAGCACAGCCCTCATCTCGTTGCTGATGCCGTCGAATGAGCATCGATGGCCGTCGTGAATTGCCGTTACGATGAGGCTGAGGTTGTCACCTCGCATCAGCGTCAATAGCCGTGCCCTAAGCTCATCCTCGAACCCTACGATTGATCTCGGTGTGAGTTCGCTGGTGTTAACGCAAAATGTCATACATGCGGTCATTGCTCATCTCCTTTCAATCCCAACCATACGCGTCAACGCGTACAGAAATCAACAAAAAAAGATGTATAGGTCTTGACACGGAGGCCGGTTTCGATCATGCATAAGGAAGTGGGTAACCCTTCCAGCTATCCACCAAAATCACAAACGCCACGAGCCTGTAGCCCTCGTGGCGTTTTTTTGTGCCCCAAATAAATATCTTGCTGAAAATAGAATCCTGAAGCATGATCGATCTACTCGACGGCTACACTCGCCGAGCTGGAAGAAATTTGAAACACCGAGATGAAATATCCCCGATATGGCCAATACGCTTGGCTGGCGGCGGACCATCGTCTTTTTACGGACGAGGTGCCATGGCCTAATCCATAGAGCGGTGGCCGACGCCCTCCCAACACCTGAGGAAGCGTGACACCCCAAAGTACAAGGCTGCCGGAGGAGATGATCCCTGCCAGCCTGGAAATGGTGGCCCACCCGCTATTTCGTCCCGAGCCTGAGGGATAGGAAATAAAGGCGGCTGTGATTCGGCGGTATGGCATGTCAGAGCCCGGAATTTGAGGGGAGGGGAGGGCTTAGCTCTCTAATTCTCAGTGCATTAAAACCATATTCTCTTGCCCTCTATGCTTTAAAAAATCCCTATCCACATCACGACGCTTGAGCTTTAGCTCAAGACGAGGAGCACGCCTCGGGCTCCGAAGCTTGTAGCGCGTAGCGCGGCTAAATCAGGGGTAGAGATTCTCTCTTCTATATAAGAATTTAACTATTCGTTTACCCTCAATGCTTTTAAAAAGCCCGCAAAAGACTCTCTTCTATATGGAAAAAATGAAGAAAAAAGCTTGCCCTGTACGCGTCAAAGCGTATACCTTGGGAGAAGAAAGGAAAGGTGCATGACGACGGAGAAATCAACCAATTCGACAATCTTAAGCAGAATCCAGTCCCTAGCGGTCGATCGGGCGAAGGCCAAAGGTGAACTCAAGGAGGCGTCCAGTGAGCGCCTCAAGGCTGCCAAGGAGGCTCAAGCTGAGCTTGATGATGCCATCGAGGGTTCAAACGGCTGTGAGCCTGGCGATGTTCCGAAGTTCCTGGCGGTTATTCAGGACAAGTTCGCTTCGAAGCGTCACGTCGTAAATGAAACTCAAGAGGCCTATCGAGCAGCCAAGAGCCGTTTCGATGAGGCCGACGAGGATTTCTTTTCGGCCATCGAAGACTCGAAACAGGGTTCTTTATTCGATGAGGAGGGGTCATCATGAGTCAGCTAAGTAAGGACATTGAAACCAAATTTGATGACGCCAGGTCGGAGACTGAAACGGCTCAGAACTCCGAAGAACCTCGGGTTGTCGCAGACTCGATCACCAAAGCGACCGTGCACCTCCACGACGTTGAGAGGCTCGTGGGACGCATGAAACCCGGGTTGTTGGCTGACGGCATCAATGCGCTTCTACGGGAGCAGAGCGGGCGCGTTCGTGAGCTCTTTTTGCGATCCATGGGTGAAGGGCCGGCGACGAAGGGGAACGACAATCACTGATCTCGGTCGCTGAAAGGAAAGGGAAAGGAAAGGAAAGGAAAGATGAACGAAGAGCAGCGGGTCGCATTTTCACGATCAATCCTCAAAATCGCAGACGGGGTGCTTGGCGGTGAGCTCGAAGCTGGGGCCGTCATAGAGCGATTCAAGGCCGGCATCACCTGGCTGAAGAGAGTCGAGAAACCAACAGCAACCGGCTCCTCTCCACCTGAATCGGAGAGGCTCGGCCCGACGCCGGCTGAGGTTCGAGACATTTTTGATCATTGGCAGAAAGCGACGAATCGGCCGACGGCTGTCCTCGACACAAAACGAAAAGGGATCATCCGGCGAGGCCTGGCGAACTTCTCGGCAGTCAAAATCAAGCACCTCGTAGCATGGTGCGCCCAAGATTCATTTTATTCCGGTGCGAACGATCGCAACAAACGATATGACTGGCTCGAGACGATGTTGAGATCTAATTCTCGGATCGAAGAGCTGCTCGAGCGCTCGGCCTGGGGGAACACGGTGTCGCTCGGCGACGATGATGGGTTGGAGCAGGCTAGGAAACGAAAACACCTCGAGAGGGAGTCACTTCAGGCACTAAAGGAGCATCGGACCGATGACTATAATCGACTTGAAGAAGAGCTTAAAAAGCTCTGATGAATGGATCTGCCGGGTGCATCGCGAACACCTACTCACGGACCTCGGGCACTATCAAAGGCCGTCGCTTCCGGTGATGCCAGGTGCATTCGATGGGATGAGCGAAGAACACATCATCGGGCTCCTCAATTCGGCAGCGAGAAACGCGGAACAGAGGCAACGTGATAAGGACCTGCTCACATGGTTCGGAGCTTGGCGAAATGACGTGATGAAGCATGAAGCGCTCTGTGAAGGGAATATCCTTTTTTTGCTCCGGGCCGCTGGGCGATTTGTATCGATCGGCGACGATGAAACCGCCTGTAAACTGATGGCCTACGCCGGTGAGCAGTATGGATTTCACATCACCGAGGCCGACATGACAGAGGACGATCGTTCCGAGATCGCCCGAAGGTATTCCCGGTGTCGAGGAGCGATGTCGGACAAGCTTCTCGGTGGCAAGAAACCGACAAAAGCTGAAACCGAAAAGCCACCGGCACCGATTGGTTTGAGCGATATATTTAAGATGCACGAGTAGAGAGGTATGATGAAAAACGATAGATTCACAATTCGAGACGTCCGAAGGAAGATCGCGGCCGGAGAGCGACGAGCCCGATACGTCGAAAGCCAATTCGGGCAAGGTGCGCCGTCATCTGAAACCTATGCACGCGAGGAGCTTCTCTTCATCGAGGCGGCGATCCTCACGCTGAAATACTACGAGCTCTCGCTTAGCCCGGAGACGTCGATCCCTCTCGCCCTCCGAGAACTCTTGGAGGAGATGGACAGGGTTGACATGCCAGGGCAGAATCCGGCGCATGACAAGCTTCAGAGGGCGTATATCAAGGCCCGGAGAATCCTCCGGGAATGGAGCGAATAATGGGCAGCAAAAGCAGAATGAACAGTCGGCGACGAAGCTATCGAAATCAGCAGATGGAGCGCCTAAGAGATAACCTTGCCGAGTCATGGTGGATCATCGGTGCCATGCTTCAGCAGGCCGGAGGAAAGGCGGTGCTTGATCCGAAAGCGTTCGATTTGAAGGACGGGGAGCCCGAGATTAAAAGCCGAATCGAGGCCGACGGAATCATTCATTTAAGCTTGATAGGGTCCGCGTCAACGCGTACAATTGAGGAGTAAGGGAAAGGCAAGGAAAGGAAAGAGTCGATGAATTTCGAGGAATATCGAAAGATTAATGCGATGAACTGGAGTTCGCTGAAAGATATGAATGTTTCAGCGCGACTCTATAAATGGCGGATCGATCACCCGAGACCTGAAACGCCGGCTCTGTCGATGGGCTCGGCGCTTCACACCGCGATTCTCGAGCCCGAAGAGTTTCTTCAGCGATACGTCACCAGGCCGGCCGGCTTGGACTTCCGGACGAAGGCCGGCAAGGAATGGAAGGCCAGCGTTAGGGCCGACCAGGCCATTCTTACGGCCGATCAGGTTGATACGATCTGGCAGTATGTCAAGGCGGTTTCGGAGCACGAGGAGGCATCCAGGCTGCTCGAGGGAACGCGGCGAGAGGAGACGGTCGCATGGACCATCGACAGCTTGGCTTGTAAAGGGCGAGTCGATGCAATCGGGCCGGACAAGATCATTGATCTCAAGTCGACGAGATCGCTCGAATGGTTCATGCGGGACGCCGTAAAGATGCTTTATCATGGTCAATTGGCCTGGTATCGAGACGGGTGCTTTTTTTCAAAGCTGATACCAGAAGACTCTGAGGTTTATATCATCGCGACGGAGACGGCTGAGCCCTACGACGTCGGTGTTTTTCGGCTCGGACCGAGCGTGCTTAGGACGGGGCGAGAACTCTACACATCGCTCCTCGGCTATTGGCGCGAGTGCGAGCGATCAAATATTTGGCTCGGGCAGTACGCAGGGATTCAACCTTACGAGCTTCCACCATGGGCCGAGACCGGCGACGAGGAGGGATTCTAATGAGCGACGATCACAAAACGATTACTGTTATCGAGACCGAGAACCACGAGATCATGCATCCCATGGTCGCTGCGGCGATGGCGCAAGCGCCGACCCCTGAGACGCTCCGAGAGCTCTTGAGAGTGCAGAGAGAATGGGAAGAGGGCGAGGCAAAAAAGGCCTACACAAGGGCTCTTGTTGGCCTTCATCGAGACCTGCCGGCGAGCATCGGGCGAGACAAATCAGTTGATTTCAAAAATACTCACTACAAATATTCTTCCCTGGCGAACGTCACGAATCAGGTCACCAGCATTCTGTCAGCTCATGGATTTTCAAAATCTTGGGACCCGAGCACCTCGCAACATTCGGTTACGGTGACTTGTCGCCTCACCCATCAAGAGGGCCATAGCGAGTCGTGCACAATCTCATCGCCACCTGACAACAGCGGATCAAAGGGACCTTCGCAGGCAGTCGCGAGCACCATCACGCTGCTTCAGCGATACACGTTGCTCTCTATATTAGGCATCGCAACCGCTGACATGGAGGAACCTCACGGACCGCGACCGACCAATAACCCAGGAGGGATCGACTCGGTTTTGAACTTGAAGGCAGCGGCTCACATTAGGGCGAAGCTCGGCGGGATTCACGACGCCGAGGAGCACGTAGGAAGCCCGGTGGAGAAGTGGACAGCGAACGACCTGGACTCCCTGAGAGAGTGGCTGAGGGCGAAGCTCTCCCCGAAGCCAGTGATCAGCGACCAAGAAGAACTTGAGCAGGAGATGGCGGAAGATGAGAAGGAGTTGTCCGAATGAAAACATACACAATCTACGGGAAAGTAACCGGTTTGAGATATCTTGGAGAGGTGCAGGCTTCTTCTCTTCGAGACGCAGAGGATAAAGCCATTTCGGCCTTTGCTGAAAATATGGTCATTCAACTCTGTCATCAATGCGCGAGAGAATTTGATCCTGATGAGGTCTCAGGGTTCATGATTGAGGCTAACGAAGGCTCGGATCGTCTCGATTTCGATGGGGTTTATCACGAGAAGGCGGCCGAAGAATAGGCCAAGGAGGCGACGATGCGGGATGTATTACTTGCGGATATATAACCGACAGCCTATGCGGGCCGATGTGTCCAGACTGCGACGATCCGCTGACACAAGGGTTCGATACAAAGGTGTTCGGCATGGATGGCGGCTTGGAATGTCAGCCCGATTGACTACGTTTCAAGGTGGCTGGCGAAGCGGTTTAAAGCGGAGGAAAAAACGAATGAATGACGGATCAAAGGCGATCAGCTTGATAGATAACGCCAGCCAAGCCCTGGCCGAGGCGACCACGTTTCAAGAGGTCACTCACCTGATCGGGATGGCTGCGGCGGCGAAGGTCTATGCAAAACAGGTGAAATCATCTCAGGGCGTGATCGATCAGGCGACTGAGCTCAAAATACGTGGTGAACGTCGACTTGGCGAAATGTTGGGGGCGACCGAGCTTTCAAAAGGTGCCCTGAAAAAGGGCCAAAATCCCGCGATTCAAGCTGAGAACCCCGGGGTTAGGCTCGTTGACATTGGGATATCAAAAAAGGAAAGCTCGCAGGCTCAACGGCTTGCCTCGATTCCTTCCGAGGCATTCGAGGAGATCATTGCTACGGCCAAGGCTGGAGCGTTGAGCACGGCCAGGGTTCTAAAGGCCCACGAGGGCGTCGGTGATCGTCGCAAGGATGGGATCGACTTCTATCCTACCCCGGAATGGTGCGTGCAACGCATGCTCGAGGCCTGCGGCGTAACAGGCGGTCTATGGCTGGAACCGGCTGTAGGGGACGGCTCGATAGTACGAGCGGTCAGCAAAGTCAGAGACGATGTCAGTTGGACTACGGTCGACATCAGGCCGGAATGCAAGGCCGACAAAACCGGTGATTTTCTTCATATGGGCTTCGGTGAGCGGTTCAACGCGATCATAACGAATCCCCCATATTCGCAGGCGTTGGAATTCGTCAAAATGGCTGTGACGAGGGCTGATGTCGTGGTCATGCTGTTGCGCCTTAATTGGCTCGCAAGCGCCGAGAGGTGCTCGTGGTTGCGCGCAAATATGCCCTCTGAGGTTTACGTGCTTCCGGACCGACCGAGCTTCGACGGTGAGAACACTGACGCCACCGATTACGCGTGGTTTGCGTGGCGCCGTGGGAGCCGAGAGCAGCATGCTAGGCTGATGATTCTCGAGACGACGCCGCTGAAAGATCGAAGAGGCGGCCAATGAGACCCGCAAGATTAAAGGGAGAGTGGGTGATGCCTGTTGCTCCGGTGTGCAAACAATGCGGAACATCGATTGAGGCAGTAGCCTACATTGATGTATCCGAAGTATATTTTTTTTGGGATGAATGGTGTTCAAATTGCAATGAAACTTTTGATTCGGATTCCCGTTCTGATGACTGGGGTGATTGGCCATTTGATGTTGATCTTGTTTCCACTGAAGATATTGAAGCTGCTGGGTTTAGGGTTGAGTGATGTTTCATCCAGATAAAATCATAATTTTCTGCGTCTTCCTTTTGGCTATTTTCGTCACCTGGACTCTGTCGGTGCGAGCGTGCGAGAGCATAGCCTACGGCGATACACCGCTGATTTCGAGGGTGATGACGGCGATCTCAGCCCTTCGTCCGACGCTATCAGATGGCCGAGTCGGTGATCTCGCCACGGTCTTCGTCGATGCCGGTCAAGAGACCGAGATCGATCCACTGCTTCTCGTGGCACTCGCTCGGCGCGAAAGCGGTCTGAGGCCATCGGCCCGTGGCAACCTCGGAGAGATCGGGCTTCTGCAAGTCCATGGCGTCGGCCTGAAGCATCGTCCAGAGGTCTGCGCGAGGTCTCTCACGACGGCTGATTGTCAGGTTAGAACCGGCGCGGCGTTCCTTCAATGGGTGCGTGCGAGTTGTCCGGGCTCAACATGGCGATGGGTCTGTTCCTATGCACGAAGCCATTGCTGCTCTGAAGAGGTGGCGCGGAACGACATCGGGACGAGGCGAGCTCACCGGTACCATCAGGAGATCGGAGGAAGAGAATGGGACTGATATATCTGGCATCGCCGTATACACATGACAACGACAGAGTCGTTGAGGCTCGAGTCAAACTAGCGACGAAAGTGGCGGGAGAGTTGCTCAAGAGAGGGCACGTTGTTTTCTCGCCTATCACCCACTTTCATCCGATTGCAAAGGTTTGCGGTCTGCCGACTGACTGGGCGTTCTGGAAGAATATCGATGAGGTTTACATCAAGCTCTCTGACTATCTCTATGTGCTCATGCAAGACGGGTGGGAAGAGTCAGTTGGGGTTCAGGCTGAGATTGAAATCGCAAGAGAGCTTGGCAAGACAATCCGATACATCAACAAGGAGCGAGGCAACGAATATCGCCCGATAGGGCAGCTTGCAACCGTCGATGAAATCATAATGTTGGAGAAGATCAAGGACCTCGTCGGCACGCAGCACACCGGCGAAGACCCCGTCAAAGCCGTTGGTCGTCTGATTGCCGAAGTTGCAAAGCTTCGTCTCGCACTGATCGATCTTGGTAAAGCCGTCGATTATTCGGACAAGGACATCCCATGGTGATATCCGAGGCGATGATGACGGAGAAATGCGGGATCTGCGGCGAAGTACATGAGCGCGGACTGAGACATTGTTTGGTGTGCGAAGACCTCGTAAGGGAAGAAGACATCGTGAGGCTTTATTGCAAGCGATGCGACGCTAAGCGAGTCAGAAGGCACTCATTTGATCGATGGTGGAGTTCATGATGGTAGTGCTGACTGTCGACGAGCGAGAGGCCTTTGAGGAGCGCGCGGCCATTATGGAGCATCATGGGGATTTGGACCGCAAGGAAGCTGAAAGGAAAGCCCTCGAGGACATCTTAAGGATTCGGGAAAGGAAAGAAAATGAACGTAAAAATCATCATCAGCGGTTTTCTCAGCGGCTGGTTTTTTAAAATTGATCATGAAGAGTTCCAATCGATCATAGGCGATGGATATGAGTGGGCAGGGCCGTATGAGAGTCGTTGGGAGGCCGAGATTGTAGCCAAATCAGAGGCCTTAGAGATGATCGCCTCTGTGGAGGTAATAGATGAGTGATTCAACAGTGATCACATTTGAGGTTCCAGGGCCGGCCGTTGGAAAAAAGCTCAAGGCGTTTATCATCGGAAAGTACGCCAAGATCATCAACGAGCCGAAGAAAACCAAGCCCTACATGGACCTCGTTCGGACTATTGCCAAGCTCAACGCACCTCTGGAGCCGTGGCTTGGAGCGGTGGCGATAAGTATTGAATATATCATCGAGCCAACCAAGGGATGGAAGGCCGAGAAGAAGGCTCTCGCCCTATCCGGAAAGCTCTATGCGACGGTCAAGCCCGATGGGGACAACGTCTCTAAATCCGTCTGCGATGCCCTGTCTCAGGTGATTTACAAGGACGACTGTCAGATCGTGCAATACGTCATCACGAAGCGCTACGGAGCGGTGGCGAAGACCGTGGTCACCATCGAAGCGCTCGAGCATATCCCGACGCAGCAGAAATTGATTTGAAAGGAAAGAAAGAGCCATGATGAAAGAAAAGCAGATCGATATTTGCATCGAAGAGGCCGAGCGATTCATCAAGCGTGCGAACGATTTGAAGCGACGTTTGAAAAATGATGACTATGCGTTTCTTGGGTCGGCAGAAGGCGGAGCCCTCAAACGGGCATCGATGGACCTCACCCGTGAGCTCGCGACGATGAGGAGCACGAAGAGATGAAAGTCAAAGGAAAGTGGGGCGCTCAATGCAGCGTCGAAGGGTGTCAGAAGAAGGTTGGATACCGCTGTGACTACAAGGCGGAGGACAGCGAGATCATCGAGGTGTGCGACCAGATGATGTGCTCGAAACACGCGAAGCTCGTCCGGTTCAACGTGCACTATTGCCCGGAGCATGCCGAGGGAGAAACACGATGACAAAGGGCGTAAAACGGATTCCGAGTTCATACAGGAAAGACGATGAGTCGATGGGCGATCGGGCCTTCCTGAGGCTCCTCACGGAGCGGATGAAAGAGCACGGCATACCGACCGGGAGCTGGAAGAACGAGATCAACTGTGATGCTCGGCGTTACGAGATCGAGAAGGGGGAGTTGTGACCGGTTCGATTCGGAAAGCGTTGCTCATGCTGGCCGCTCGATGGTTCTTCGACCCCAAGGACCTTCGAGCACTATCAGACGATGATCTTGAGGCCGGACTGAACCTATACCCGTCGATGCAAAAGGCGATCAATGAGACGTCAGAGGCCTTGGGGCTGATATTCGAGACAGAGCTTGAAGAACGGGTGGGCCGGGCGATCTCGAAAATCCGGAGCGCGGAAGGGATCGACCCGGACCAGATTGACCAGATTTTGGGAGTGGAAAGGGTGGATTTATGACTATTGACCCGAGAATGATCGTTTTCCATTATGCCGATGGGGAGGTTCTGTTTAGCTGCAAGCATTGTAGCCACGACATTATTTTTGCCAAGGCGGATGCAATGCATGTCAGTTATTCGGAAAAAGGCCCGCCACCTTGCCCGAAGTGCGACCCGGTAGACTTTGGGGAGTGGAGTGGGAGAAGGAGCAATATGACATGGATGACAGAGATAAGCGACGAAGGAGAGCGTGCTCTCCGGACGATTGAAGAAGCCTTGAGGCCATATATCAGAAAAATGAATGGCAAGGTTCGATCGATAACATTAGACGAACCAATCAGTTTTATCATTGTCGATCTTGAGCTTGAAATTCCACTACCGGATTGCTTGACTGGGCCTGACACAACACGCGCGAAGTCACGCGCGCCCGTCGAATAAACTTTATCCGTTTTGACGCGTAGTCCTCCTGTGATATCCTTGGCTTATGGCCACGACAAAACAGGGCAAACCACACAAGCGACGCGGCAAATTACCGGTTGGAGCTGGTGGGAGTCGGACGACTGATGCGGAGAGGAATGAGCGGATTCGGATCGTTGAGTCGCTGATCGTCGCAGGCCGTGGTGGGTCGATTGAAGAGCTTCAGTTTGGGTTGGAGAAGAGCGGGCGGGAGAAGCTCCCATCGACGACGGTTCGCGGATATATGAAGATCGCCAAGGAGCGGCTGACCAGGGAAGACGACAGTACACGGACAGCTCGGCGAGAGATCATGGTTAGGGCTCTGCTCAGCGATGCGGCCATCATATCCAGGAAGCTCGAGGAGGCAGGCGTTGAACCGCGGTGGTCGGACCGGATAGCCTGTTTGAAGCTCCTCGATGACGTGCTCGAGAAAGCTACTCCGATCGTTGGGCCAGTGATGCCTGATGATGACACCGAAGACCTCACCGATAAAACACCAGAGCAACTCGATAAGATGATCGCCGAGCTCGCCGAGAAGGCCGGTGGGTTCTCGAGTCTACTGCCGAAGCCTGATAAACCTGAGGCATGAACGCGCCCTCTATCTCGCATGAAGCCGCCACAAAGCTGAAGCTGTACCAGGCGATGAAAGCCCGGCTCATCGCTGAGGCGAGGCGAGACCCGTCTGCATTCATTGAGTACGTCCTTGCCAACGAAAAGACCGGGAAGGCCATCAAGAACGCTGATTTTCATAGGGAGTGGCAGGCCTTCCTCTCAGAGTGTCGGTGGGGCGTCATTATCGCGGCCGTAGAGCATGGGAAATCTATCCAAGTGAGTGTAGGGCGTATTTTATGGGAGATCGGGACAAATCCTGACCTGAGAATCCTGCTCATCGGGAGAAATGCAGCGGCGGCTGAGAAGTCACTTCGGCTCATCAAACAGCAAATTCTCTACAACAAACGGCTTCACGAGGTTTTTCCGAACCTTCGGAAGTCTGGCAGGAAGGGCGACCTCTGGACGAGCAGCGACATCGTTGTTGAGCGTGAGGGCTATTCAAGAGATCCGTCGATTCAAGCTCGTGGAATGGGTTCGCTCAGTATCCTCGGTTCAAGGCTCGATTTCGTGGTCTTCGATGACGGGCTCGATCTCGATAACACCCGGACCCAGTTGGCCCGCGATAAGGCCGAAGACTGGTGGGACACAGTCGTTTTCAGTCGGCTCGTTGACGACTACGAAACCCAGACATTCGGGCGAGTGTTCGCCATCGGAACACCATTCGATAATGACGATCTTCTTCACCGGCTCGCAGGGCGGAAGGGGTGGCGCCTTGCGCACTACTCAGCCGTTGAGAACCCGGACGATCCACCTGGACAGTGGCGACCAATATGGCCTCGTGTATGGCCGCTTCAGCGGCTTCTCGATAAGCGCGACGGGATGACGATCACCGCCTTCGCCCGAACGCTCCTTTGCAAGGTCCTCGACGACGCTACCAGGCGTTTCAAGCTTGCATGGCTGAAGCACATGAAGTGGCTCGGGCGAGGTCGAACCTTCATGAGATCGGCGCCGACAGAGCACGGCAGGCCGATGAAGTGTTTCACCGGGCTCGACATCGGGATCGGGAAAAAGAAAACCGACGCCGAATCTGTTCTCACCACGCTAGCGGTCATGAAAAACGGTCGGCGGATCATCGTCGACATCGATTCAGGGCACTGGACGGGGCCGGAGATTCTCGACAAGTGCGAGCAAAAAGCCACCTGGTTTGATTGCGAGATCATGGTCGAGGGGAACGCAGCTCAGCGGTTCATTGCGGAATTTGCTGTCGCATATAAGGGGCTCTTCGCCACCGCAGTGAACACCGGAAAAGAGAAATGGTCCGATGTCTTCGGGGTCGAGTCGCTGGCCGTCCTGATGAAGCACGGGTTCTTCGTTGCGCCATCCGGTCCCGAGGGGAACGAGCCGCCTGCTGAGGTCGAAGAGCTCTGTCGTGAGTGCTACGACTTCAACCCTGAGCAGCACACCGGAGACCGCGTGATGAGCCTCTGGGTGGCGGACAAGGCTGTTAGGGAGCACCTGGCGCCAAGGACGGAGAGCGCGAGCGATCATGCCTATCGTTGATCTGTTATCCTCGTGACGGAGGAAAACGATGGCTTCTTTCTTGGTTCTTGAAGGTTTCAAAGGCATCTACAACGGGACAACTTGGCGATTCAAGCCGGGGCAGTTGATCAGCGATTCAATCGTTCCGGTGACAGTGTTGAAGTCTTATGGACTCGCGGTTCTGGCCTTCGTCGAGTACCAGGAAACAGCGATCGCGGCGTTCAATGAAAAATACGGAAGTCATGCCGAGCCTCCATCGATCATGCCGATTCTCGAGAGTCATAGATATCAGGAATTCTGGGAAGACCTTAGGGTCTCAGCGACGTTTCAGCGCGGTGGGGGGAACGATCCGAACCTCGTCCAATATCTCAACACCGGGTTCTTTTATACGTTTTCGCAGAATGACGAGCTCGGTTTTCAAACGCAGGTTCCCCATGCATGGAAGATCGGGACTAACCTCAGAATGCATCTACATTGGTGCACGCACACGAGGGGCGTCGCGGAAGGAACTCACACCGTTGCGTGGAAGGCCATCATCACGTTAGCCGGTGTCCATGGCGTGTTCCCGGCAGCAACCATCTACGATCTAGAGGCGGCTTGTGAGGGGACCGACGACCATCATTTGATTGGAAACGCTACGGCCGAGGTCGACATGACCGGCGCTTCGATCTCTACAATGATCTGCGGGAGGGTTTATCGCGAC